GGAGGATACGGAAAGTTACACAATCTATCATTTTCCCTCTTTGATGGACAAGCCAACCGTTGTCATCTCAGTACAAGATAGGACAATATTGATCTCTGGTACGTATTATTCTGGTGAGATAAAGAAAAGTGCATTTTCATTGATTAACTTGTTGGCTCCTCTCCGGAGATCATTTTTGCCAATGCATTGTTCCGTTAACGTTGTGGAGAAGGACAATAATTCAACCATTTTCTTCGGCCTGTCGGGGACGGGCAAGACAACACTAAGTGCCCACCCGGGGACTACTCTTGTCGGGGACGACGAGCACCTTTGGACAGACGACGGCATCACCAATATAGAGGGCGGTTGCTATGCTAAGACGATTGACTTATCGCGAGAACAAGAACCAGATATTTGGGCCGCATGCCACACTCATGGAACAATGTTGGAAAACGTCGTCTTGAGAGATGGCAAGTTTGATTTTGAAGATGCATCTTTGACAAAGAATGGGCGAGCATCATATTCTACAGATATTATCAATAACGCACACACCGCAGGTTACATTAAAGATCACCCTAAAAATATTATTATGCTAACGTGCGATGCCTTCGGAGTGCTCCCACCAGTTGCCAAACTTACCCCAGACGAGGCTATACATCACTTTCTTCTCGGATACACCGCCAAGGTAGCAGGCACAGAGAGCGGAGTAACAGAACCCGAGCCTACATTCTCTCCATGCTTCGGCGGCCCTTTTATGCCGCTCCCACCGGAGCAATATGGGGAGTTGTTGAGAGAAAAAATTAAAGCACATAGCGTTGACTGCTGGCTTGTTAACACCGGCTGGACAGGCGGTCCATATGGCAAAGGCCACAGGATTGATTTGTATATCACAAGAGAGATTATTCAAAAGATTATTGACGGCTCTCTTTCCGAGGCTGCTTACACTGAGCACCTACCCACTGGCCTGCTAATACCAGCGGTGCAATATATTCCAATCGATGTGCTCTATCCTCATATAGGGTGGAACAATAAGGAAGAATATCACAAACAGGCCAACAGACTCATGACGATGATGAAAAAAGCCTTGACAAAATAACAGAGTATGTTATAATGTATAAGTTAGACTTACATGGAGTCCGGCATGAAAGTGTCGAACTCCTTTTTCATAAGTTTATCAATCGTTGGTGGGGGAACGATATGTTAGTAATAACAGGGAACTCACCAAGGATGAAGGAAATCGTTTGCCAAATACTTGAATCTTATGACGTTGAGTATGTTGTCGGAGGAATAACGGGCGACGAACCGCATATCAAAATACTTGGAGGATAAATGGACACGAAAACATGCACAAAATGCGGAGAGACATTCCCGGCAAATTTGGAGTATTTTTATAAAAACTCGACCGGCCGTGGTTTACAAAGTAGATGTAAGGACTGCATGAAAGGACAGATCGCAGAAAAGTGGAAAAATAACCCAGAATACTTTATCGAACATGCCGCCCGGAAGAGAGCAAAAGACCCAGAAGCGGAGAATCGTCGGACAAATGAAATCACACTAAAGTCCAAAGCCAAGGGAACTGCCTGTGTATACACAATAACAAATAAAATAACAGGCAAAATTTATGTTGGAGAGACAATTTGGAAACACAGGCGCTGGACTAGTCATAAATATTTATTGGCAAAAGGCTCTCACGATTCCACAAGCCTTCAAGAAGACTATGACAAATATGGCTTGGGTTCGTTTGAGTTCTCAGTTTACAAAATCATTGAGGACAAAGATAAAGAAAAGCTAGTCTTTGAAGAAGAACAGGCAATGAGTAAACTCATAGAGGAAGGAAAAACACTATACAACAAAAATCGGAGGAAAAATGTATAAGATAGCACACATCAGCGACACACACATTAGAAATTTAAAATATCACGAAGAATACAGAGAGGTGTTCAAACATCTCTACCAGACACTTCGACAAGACACACCAGACTACATCGTTCACTGTGGTGACATTGCCCACACAAAGACGCAGTTAAGTCCGGAGTACTTTGCGATGGCCTCAGAGTTTCTTGACGGAATGGCCAACATTGCACCCTTGATTGTTATCTTGGGTAACCACGATGGCAACCTTAAGAACGGAGATCGTGAAGACGCAATCTCTCCAATCGTCAGGGCTTTGAACAATCCCAACATTACACTCTTAAAGGATTCTGGTGAGTATTCGCCCGAAATGGGTCTAAACTTTAACGTTTTGAGCGTTTTTGATAGGGAACGTTGGATCAAGCCATCTAACCCCTCTAACGTAAACATTGCTTTGTATCATGGCTCAATAAGCGGTTGTTTTACATCTTCTGGCTATTCTATGGACAATGCCGAGGATGAGGTATCAATATTTGATGATCATGACTATGCTATGCTTGGAGACATTCATAAAACCCAAGCCTTAGACAGAGAGAAGAGAGTCTGGTACCCAGGCTCAACAGTGCAGCAGAACTTCGGCGAGTCACCGAGGAAAGGCTTCCTTATGTGGGAGATTGAGGACAAAGATAATCATAAAGTTAAATTTGTTCCCTTAATCAATCCTCGTCCGTTTATGACGGTGACTTTGAACAAGGATGGCACCCTGCCTGACAAGCACATACCTCGCAACTCAAGGCTGCGGATTGTATCTAGAACAAACATTGATGTAAGCCGAATGCGTCACGTCACCGAACTGGCTCGTGCAAGGTGGAGCCCGCACACTGTGACTTTTCACAATCGCAATGAGTCTGAGGGAACAAAACAAAACTTTTCGAACAGTGTTCGGGAGAACATGCGGGACACCAAAGTTCAAGAGAAATACATCAGAGAGTATCTTAAGGACTATAATCTTGACGAAGAAGTGATGGCACAAGTATTGGAATATAATACAAAATATAATCAGAAAGCAGAACAATCCGAGGAGGTATCAAGAAATGTCGTCTGGAAAATCAAAAACTTGGAGTGGTCGAACCTCTTCAACTACGGGGAGAAGAACAAAGTCAGTTTTGAAAACTTGCAGGGTCTTGTCGGTATTTTTGGTAGGAACTACAGCGGTAAGTCTTCTATCATTGACTCTGCTCTCTTTACGCTGTTCAATGGTACTTCGAAGGGTGAGAGAAAAAACGTCCACGTAGTCAACCAGAACAAAGAAGCAGCGATGGGTAAAATGACCATTCAAGTTGGCGACAAGACCTATCAGGTGTGTCGAAACATTAACAAATACGAGAAGAACCTCAAGGGAAATAAAACAATTGAGGCCAAGGTAGATTTGGACTTTGCTTGTCTCACAACTGATGAGTCTTTGAACGGAACCACCCGCAACAAGACTGATGTTAACATATGCAAGCACTTTGGCACCATGGACGACTTCTTCCTCACTTCAATGGCCAGCCAGTTGGACTCTCTTTCTTTTATCAAAGAGGGGTCAACAAAGAGAAAAGAAATACTCGCTAAGTTTTTGGACCTTGATTTCTTTGAGAAGAAGTTCAAGTATGCTAAGGCAGACGCAGCAGACCTCCAAGCAGTTCTGAAAAGGTTCAAGAGCCGAGACATCCCGGCAGAACTTGATAAAAAAAGGGGAGACCTTGAAGAGATCTATGAAGAGATTGAAAAACAAAAGACTGCGTGTGAATATCTTAATATTGCTTTGGAGAAACTCACAGAGGAAATGGGCACGCTTGATGAACAAATTGAACAAATCCCTGCTGAGATCATTGACATAGATCAAGTCAAGAAAGACATAAGCGACAAAGAGCGTGAGATAAAAAACGTCCTGCGACAAAATATCAAACTTCATGATAGTATAGCCCGTAGTAGGATTAAGATTGAAGATGTGGATGTTATTCTGGCTGGTATCGACCTGCAAAAACTCAAGAACCAGAAAGAAGAATGGAACACAATGTCTAAAAAGCGCTCCACCGTTCAAGGACAATGCAACACTACCAATGCAAAGTTGCAAAACAACCAAGCAAAACTAAAACTTCTTGATGATATTCCTTGCGGCGAAAAGTTTCCAAATTGTAAGTTCATTTGTGATGCCCACAAAGCCAAAAAAAACGTGGGCGGTCTCTCCCGTGAAATCGCAAAATTTAACGAAACTTTATCCGAGGTGGATACTTGGTTAGGAAACGTTAAAATTTCGGCTGTAAATGCTTCGATTGATGAGTATGAGGCGTCAAAAAACATCAGAGTCACCATAAACAACAGCATTAAAGACGCTTCCTTGGCGATTGAGAAGAATAAAGCCAAGATTCAGAAGTTAAAAGCAAACATATTGGACTTGCAAGAGAAAGAAACTCTTTACGAGGAGAATAGAGAAGTTATAGAAAATCTAGGCACCCTGCTCAGAGAAAAGCAATCCATTGAAAAGTTAATTAAAAATAAAACATCACAGAATAAAAAATGTCAAGATGCTTTACAAGAACTTTACATTGAGCAAGGTGCAACAAAACAAACGATTGAAAACCTTCTTGATAGCAAGAAAGAGGTAGAAGACATTGAGAAAGAGTGGGTGGCTTACGATTTGTTTATGAGATGTATGCATCCCAATGGTATACCATACGATATCATCAAGAAAAAGTTGCCTGTCATTAATGGCGAAATAGCCAAAGTTCTTGCTAACATCGTTGACTTTGAGGTTTCCTTTGAGAATAATGACAAGAAGTTAGACATTAACATAAAGCATCCAAATTATGACGCTAGGCCCCTGTCCATGGCATCGGGAGCGGAAAAGACCTTGGCTTCAATGGCGATACGATTGGCGTTAATTTCTATAACAAATTTGCCAAAATCAGAAATTTTCGTATTAGACGAACCAGCAACAGCCCTAGACCACGAACACATGGAAGGTTTTATTAGACTTCTTCAAATGATAAAAAATCAATTTAAGACAGTTATTTTAATATCTCATCTGGATTCATTGAAAGATGTGGTCGATATGACAATTGATATTGAAAAAGTTGATGGCTATGCTAAAGTGAGGATTTAATCCCCCCAGTATGTTTTTTCTTGATGAGCCACCTATTTATTTTAGACAGACTTAAATAGGTGGCTTTTTATGACTTGTGGAATATATCAAATCAAAAATATTATCAATGGGATGATGTATATAGGCAGCAGTGTCAACATCCAAAAAAGATGGCAACAACATTTAAGGTTGCTCCGGAAAAACTCTCATGAGAATTCACATCTTCAAAATTCTTTCAATAAACATGGCGAGAGTAATTTTGAATTTTCTGTTTTGATAGAAGTCGACAGAGAGCAACTACTCATTGAGGAGCAGAAATATATGGATGATACCAAGTGTTATGATCGCAATGTTGGCTTTAATAAATCTATAACAGCAGGGCACCCAACGAAAGGCAATAAAATATCTGAAGCAACACGGGCAAAAATGAAAGAGGCCAAAAGAGGATACATACCAGTATGCGCGCATATGCCCATGTCAGAAGAAGGAAAAAAAAGAATTAGTGAAATAGCCAAAACAAGAACAGGACATAAGAATCCAAACTCCCGCCTAACACCGGAACAGATAACAGAGATGCGAAAAGATTTTAAGATCTGTAGCATGACTAATGGCGAAATAGCAAAAAAATATGGAGTTTCTATTTCAACTATTAAGAGAATTAAGAGTGGAAAAACATACAAATAACGACTATTTATATTGATGAGCCAGCAACAGCCCTAGACCATGAGCATATGGAGGGGCTCATAAGACTTCTTCAGATGATAAAAAATCAATTCAAAACAGTTATATTGATTTCACATTTAGATTCTTTGAAAGATGTGGTCGATATGACGATTGACATTGAGAAGGTTGATGGCTTTGCCAAAGTGAGGATTTAAAATGAAAATAACAAAAGAAAGACTAAAGAAAATTATCAAAGAAGAACTTGCAAAAGTTATGAGCGAAGAATCAGGTCTAATGATGCCAGCCATGTCCCCAGCACAATTGGCTGCCGCTGTTAGCCAAGCCTTGGCTGATGCTAATATGGCTATGTCTCCCAACGAGGCTATTGGTTTGGTTGACGTGGACAATACTGATGCTGACCATATAATCTATGCTCTGGATCTGGCTGTAGATGCTGGTTCCGTTGAGAAAGAAGGCGACAGTTATGCACCAACAGGTATGCCTTACAATCCAGAAAAACATGCTGATTTGCAATGGGATGAAGACGGGCAACCGGCTGCTTCCGGATATGCTAACATCGGCATGAAACTATAAAGGAGAAGCACAATGAGTGAAGAAACCTTAACAGAGAGCAGCGTAGATTGCGAAGGCGAGATTGACCAAGGCGCCGAGAAACTAGGTATTATCGACAGAATGCTTGAGAAGGCAATCTCTAGAAAACTTATCGTTTTTCTCACCGCCACTGGTTTATTGGCTTGGAGCGATTTAGACCCAGATACTTGGGGATTGATTGCTATTTGCTACATCGGCGGACAATCTGTGATTGATGCCGTTAAGACTTATAAGTATGGTGGATAGATATGGAAATTAATGAACAAGCAATAAGAAAAATTATTAGAGAAGAGATAGAAGATCTTGAGTTTTTAAGATCTTCGATAATCCGTATAGTGAACCAATACGGCTCCTTGGGTCTCACCCAAAGAGAACTTTACAATAAAGTCCAAGACCGACTTGTAGACTACAAAAGAGGAAACATGGCCGGGCCTGAAGATAAGGAAATCTTCAAGCAAATGGTAAGAAGTCTCGGAGAAGAAGGTAAGGTTATCTTCAAGGGAGATAAGATACACTACCCATCCTCAGGCCATGCAACAGGCAAGTTAGGATCAGATTTTGATAATAGCAAACCTCCATGGTGGAAGAAAATGTTGGGAATGGGTGAGTGAGCCTTCTGGTTGCAAAGAAGTATTGGGGCAAGCTTAAGGTCTGGTGCTATTATCACTGGAAGTGGCTTGTTCTAATACTTGCCTTTGTGGTTATGTTCTTGTTGGGTCGTAAATCGAACAAAGGTTTGCTAAAACAAGCCGAAGGAGCACTGAAGTCTCAAAAATTAGAAAGCGCCGCAGTTGAAAGATCACATCGTTTAGAGATCAAGAAAAGAGAAAAGGCAAGAAAGAAGTACGAGTCCGCTATGGAAAGGATAGAAAAAGAACATTCCGAGGGCCAACAAAAACTTGACGAAGCCAAAAAGAAAGAATTGAAAAAGAATTTAAAACTAGCCAAGAACAACCCAGATGAGATTGATAGAATCTTATCAGAACAGTTCGGCCTTAAGGAGACCAAATAATGTTATTTTATTTATTTATGTTAACCGCCCACGCCGATGAGGGAGAAGAGGGCAAAATTACGTACAAGAAACAAACAGAGATCGACTTCGAAGCAATCGAACTTGAAGGAGAACTTGTTAAGCCTCAAGGTGCTCTGTTGCTTGAGAGAAAGAGGGCATCATTCAACCCTTTGATTACTTTGCGAAAAGACTTTAACAAGGAGATGAAAGAGTCCATCAAGGCGGTGGAATGATATTGCTACTAATGTCTATGGCTCTAGCCGAAGAGCCCACATATGCCAACTTAAAGAAGGGAGACCCAGCGCCATTTGATGGTCGTTTGTTTAGCCCCGCAGCCGTCGCACAAGTTATAACGGAACATCGACTAAAAGATTTGGACTGCGATTTGGAGGTTGAATACCGCTTGGACAAAGCGGGAACAGAGGCGCAGTATACATATGATATACTTGAAGCCACTTGCAAGGCAGAGGCCCAGAAACTGCGTGATATTAATATTATCCGAGAGGAAGAACTCTCAATCTTAAGAGCCAGCAACAAACCACTGCGTCCTTATATATGGATGACTGGTGGCTTCATTATGGGCACAGCCACGTCTATTGCTATATTTAAAACGGTGAGTAATGAGTAAAAAAGATCAGAACTATGTTGCCAATGTAGAGAGAGCCATAGCAAAAAAATATGGCCAAGAAACGGTAAAGCACCCCAAAAGAGATTGGGATGATGAAAAAGAAAAAGAATATTTAAAACAAATAAAGGACCTCCACCACCTGGAACTTCGTGAAAGCGATGTCGATAAAGTTGAGGTAGATGGTGTTTTTGTTCCAAGAAAACTAATTAATAAGAACTCTGAGCGTTCTTGCCCGGTTTGCAATAAGTATTCTTTCAAATCTCAAGATGATGTTTATATGACAAAGTTTGAGTGCTGTTTTGGCTGCTATATACAATGGGTTGAAGGTCGTGAAGAAAGATGGAAAAAAGGATGGAGACCAAACAATGTCAACTGAAGGTTCAACAACATACAAAATTATTCAAGGACTAGCACAGGCTGCTGCCAATGCTTATGATGGCGTGCATGATGAGAGATACACTCTGGATGGCCAAGTCAGAAACATGAAAATGAAAAGAGAAGAAGGCGAGCCCCTCATTGATAAAAGAGTCATTGACGGATTCAGCGTTAAGTTTTTTGGAGATAAGTTGTGTCTACACTATCACTCCGAGGTCATGCTAAAGCAAATCTACTCCGGCAACTTTGAAAACGACATCTCCGCAATGCTAAATGAAATCAAAAAGTTCCTTCAGAAAGAGTATAAAGCCATCACCGGAGAATCAGTAACCCTTACCAAATCAGGCGAAGTTAAAATTTATACTGCGTCGTCAAGTAGGGTTCGTTCATGGGTCCAAGCACACCAATTTTATAAAATATCTGGGATCAAATCTGAACAATCCATCCAAGGGTCAGACGGCAGAACGGTTGATGATGCTATTAAATCATTCTTGGAATTAAACAATAAGAATAAGCGTCCCGAAAATGATACAAGAAAGAAAGAAAAGATTGCTGAATCGCGAAATCAAAGAAGCCCAGAAGGTCAACTGGGTACATACGCCTTTTCCGGCATGACTGCTGCTCAACGTGCTGCTCACCAAAATGCTACCATCGCTGACATGAAGGCCAAAGCAGCCCGAGGAGAGGCATTAAGCAATTTGGCAAAGAAATTCGAAAACAAACCAAGAGCCGCAGAAGTTGTAAAAGATCCATTGGAAAAGTTCTTAATTCTTAATCGTGCCTACGACGATTTTAGTGATATTCTTAATAATAAACTTGGACAGGCTTATGAACTTCCTTCTGGGTCTGATTTTAACAAGCACATAAAATATGATTTTGAAGGTCTTATGGCTAGGCTTGTAGCGGGGGCGCAAGGAAACAAAGAAGAGATAGGCAAGTTTTATAGAGACATAAGCCATGTTATTGGCGAATTAAAGCGTCTCCAACAAATGGTTAGTTCACCCAAACTTCGAAAAAGAGCAATAGAAGAACTTGGCCTCAAAAAGAAGCCCGGAATGGTCGGAAAAGCGATGAGTCGCTTAAAGAGTACGTTCGGCATGGAGGAAGATATTTCCCTCCCATCCAAGCAAAGCCGCCTCAAAGAAACCAAAACTAGAGTAAAAGTTAAAAAACAAAAGTAATGAATGGCTTACAAACTAACAAAAAAAGAAATTGTAAAAGAAATACTTAAGTCGGGCAAAGACCCGACATACTTTATTAATAACTATTGCCGCATTAGTCACCCAATGAAGGGGTTGATTCCTTTTAAGACGTATCCATATCAAGATGATTTACTACGTGATTTTAATGATTATCGCTTTAATGTAATCCTGAAGGCCCGACAGTTAGGAATCTCAACCATTTGCGCTGCTTATTGTGTGTGGTTTATGCTTTACCACAAAGAAAAGAACATTCTAGTTCTTGCGACAAAATTAAGTACAGCAACGAATCTTGTCCGAAAGGTTAAGGCTATTATGAAGGCGCTACCAGATTGGTTAAGGATATCAGATATTATTGTTGACAACAGAACTTCATTTGAACTTTCAAACGGATCTATGATCAAAGCCGCCTCTACTTCCGGCGATGCAGGTCGTTCAGAGGCCCTTTCGTTATTGGTGGTGGACGAGGCAGCACACATTGAGAGGATGAACGAAATATGGACTGCTATCTATCCCACACTATCGACAGGTGGACGCTGCGTTGCTCTTTCCACTCCCTCCGGAGTTGGTAACTGGTTTCATAAAACATATATCGATGCGGTCGATGGGGACAATGATTTTCATCCCATAAACCTGCCGTGGGATGTACACCCAGAGAGAGACAAAGAGTGGTTCGAAAAAGAAACCAAGAACATGTCCCGTCGACAAATAGCGCAGGAACTAGAATGTAACTTTAACACTTCCGGTGACACTGTCATCCACCCAGACGATATTGCTTGGATTAATGAAAGCATCAAAGAGCCCGATTACCGCACAGGCTATGATAGAAACTTTTGGATTTGGGAGAAATACATAGAGGAAGCGAGTTATTTATTAGTTGCTGACGTGGCCCGAGGGGATGGCGCTGACAACTCTGTCTTTCATATTATAAAACTTGAAACGATGGAAGTTGTAGCCGAGTATCAAGGCAAGCCCAACTTAGACATGTATGCCACAATGTTAATGTCTGCTGGTCAAGAGTATGGCAACTGTTTGTTGGTTGTTGAGAATAATGGAATTGGCATTTCTATTTTAGAAAAGTTACAAACTCTTGGGTATCCAAATCTATACTATTCAATCAAAGCAACGCACGAATATGTAAATGCCCACCAAGGTCAAGTAGATGACCGAGCAGTCGCTGGATTTACAACCTCAACTAAAACTAGGCCCCTTATTGTTGCAAAACTAGAAGAGTTCGTGAGAAATAAACTAATTAAAACGTACTCTAGCAGATTATTTCATGAGGTTAAAACTTTTATCTGGCATAATGGCAAGCCCCAAGCAATGCGTTCATATCATGATGATCTGATTATGTCACTGGCTATCGGATGCTGGGTTAGAGATACGGCATTGCAAGTCAACCAAAAAGATGTTGAATATAAGAAAGCGATGCTAGATGGGATTATTATGAATTCAACCAAAATGAATACAGCGATCAAAGGCATGGAAGGATACAACAAAGAGTTTCAGGAAAAATATAAAGATGAAATTGAACAAACAAAGGAATTTGTTTGGATTTTTAAAGGATAAATAAATGGCTAAAGGTAAGAACCCGTACAATGACGAATCACAGTTGTTCAGAGCGCTAACCAGATTGTTCTCTGGGCCAATCGTCAATAGAAGAACGCAAACTGGGCGTCAATTAAAGAGAAGACATCTGGATACATATTCCAAGTGGTTTAAGTCTGCATCTGGGCAACAGTTCAAGAAAGCAGAATATAACCCAATGAATATCTTAAATGCGAATATGATTTCCAATCGCAACCGGTCAGAGAGATATATCGATTTTGATCAAATGGAGTATATGCCCGAGTTGGCTTCGGCACTTGATATTTATGCTGACGAGATGACCACACATTCGAATCTCCAGCCAATGCTTCATATTAAATGCCCTAATGATGAGATCAAAGCTATATTAGACGCTCTATACCACAATGTTTTGAATATTGACTATAACTTGTTTGGTTGGTGTCGCACCATGTGCAAGTATGGGGATCTGTTTCTTTACTTGGATATTGACGATAAAATGGGCATTACTCATACAATAGGGCTTCCTTCGAATGAAGTTGAGCGTATGGAAGGGCAAGATAAAAACAATCCAAATTATGTCCAGTTTCAGTGGAACTCTGCCGGTATGACTTTGGAAAACTGGCAAATGGCACACTTCCGCATCTTGGGTAATGACAAGCACATGCCCTATGGAACTTCTGTCTTAGAGCCAGCCCGTCGTATTTGGCGACAACTTACTCTTCTTGAGGATGCTATGATGGCTTATCGCATTGTTCGCTCCCCTGAGCGTAGGGTATTTTACGTCGATGTTGGGAACATTGCCCCACAAGACGTTGAGCAGTACATGCAGAAAGTCATGACTCAGATGAAGAGAAATCAGATTACAGACCCCACCACAGGTAAGGTCGATTTGCGATACAATCCAATGTCAATTGAAGAAGATTATTTTATTCCTGTGCGTGGCGGAACTTCAACAAAGATTGAAAACCTAGCAGGAGGGAACTTCACAGGCCAAGTAGACGATGTAAAGTATTTGAGAGATAAACTGTTCGCCGCTATCAAAATTCCCCAATCCTATCTTACAATGGGTGAGGGAGCCACAGAAGACAAGACAACATTGGCTCAAAAAGATATTCGTTTTGCGAGAACCATTCAAAGACTCCAAAGAGTTGTGATATCTGAACTTGAAAAGATTGGAATTATCCATCTTTACACTTTGGGTTTCCGCAACGACGACTTACTAAGTTTTAAACTTAAACTCAACAACCCATCCAAGATAGCAGAACTTCAAGAATTGGAGCACTGGAAAACAAAGTTTGATGCTGCTGGTGCAGCCACTGAGGGCTTCTTTAGTAAGCGATGGATCGCTGAGCATATGCTTGGCATATCCGAAGAAGAGTTCCTTCGCAATCAAAGAGAAATGTTTTTTGATAAAAAGTTTGCTGCTGCTCTTGAGGCTACAACAGCGGGTGAAACCGGCGGTGCCGATGCCCTTGGTGGCGGAGGCGGAATGATCAGTGATGATTTCGGCGGAGGTCTAGATAAACCAGAAGATGATCTGGGTGGTGGCTTAGGCGATGACCAAGGGGATGCCACTGCACCGCCTCCAGAGCCAGATAAAAAAGAAGATGATGTTCTTCTGGCTGAGCCTCCCGCAAAAAGAAACGATGGTACGACTTACGAGATGGATTCCACCAAAGTCCGTAGACCTCGGAGAGCACAAAGTTACAATGTACAGCCTGAGACCAACACTCATAGGACTAACAATTTGGGCTATGCTGGGCCTGGAAGTTTGAAGTCTTTGGCTCAAGGCTTTATGGAGAACCAAGATAGTAGTGATTTATTAGAAGAGCAAGAACTATTTAGTGTTAGCAGAGAAGTAACTAGTTTACTTGAGAGTCTCAAAATAATGGAGAATAAAGATGAAGATGAAGCATAATAAGAAAAGAAATACCGCTTTTCTTTACGAATCATTGATAAGAGAATATACATCATCAATAGTAAAGGAGAATGTTAAAAAACAAAATATTATTAAAAATATTTTAAAAGAGTTTTTCTCAAAGGATAAACCTCTAAAGAAAGAATTGGACGTTTACAACGCCCTGCTGGAGTATAGATCCAACAACAGATCAGAGTGTTATCGCATGATGTATGAAGTTAAAAAAGACTTCTTCTCTTTAGATCGGAAGAAAATCTTCAATGAGCAAACTAAACTAATAAAGACAATCAATGAAACATTGTCAAATAAATTTTTTGCTACTTTTCTTTCCAATTACAGAAACATAGCCACCATAGGACAATTTTTAAACGCAGATAATCTACAAGCCAAACAAAGAATTATATTGGAAGACAAAACGTTTAATCTCCTTTCTTCCACCAGAGAAAAACAAAAAGAAATACAGCACATTGACAATTTAACATTTAAGACTTTTATTGACAAATTTAATGAAACTTATGAAAACAGCCTAAGACAAGAGCAGAAAACATTGCTTACATATTATATAACTTCTTTTGCAAACAATGGTCTTGAACTTAAGTGCTACATTAATGAAGAACTAGGCAGGATTAAGACCAAGGTTGATTCAAATATAAAACAAGGACTGTTTGTTGAGAGGTTCAATCTTGTCTTAAAGAAGATAGAAGACTTCTCCAAGACGCCAGTCAATGAAGACATGATCAAAGAAGTGTTTTACTTGCAAGACTTAGTGTATGAGGTAAGCAAAAATGACAGTTAATGTTGCAATCACACCACCACCTGTTCAAGTCAAGATACAGAAGAAAATAATAGCAGAGTTCCATCTAGACGCCAGAGAAGCGTTGAACGGCGACATTATGATATTTGATCACAAAGACATTGACATTATGTATCTTAAGGAGCAAAATAAAGTTGTCGCTTTTGCAAAAGACTTAATGAGCGAAGCAGTCTACGGCGCAGAGAATCGCTTGATGACTTTTTTGAGAAAAAAAGGAATCATCGCATATGATTCAATTCAAGGAGGAAATGTATACGGCTCCATTGAAGCACAAGTGCTAAAGTCAGAATCAGTAAACTTGCTTCGTGTAACTCTTAAAAACATATCTGAATGGATTGAAAGTGAAAGACCTTACTTTGAAGCCGCAGAGGATTATGAACAAGCGATAGAAGACAGCCTCGCCGATCCTCCCAATGACGAGACCACCCCTCTAGGTAAAGTACCACAAGAGGCAGAGAAGGGCTCTATAAATCAAAAAGGTATGCACTCGCCATACTATTATGGGCAGTACCTTTATGAAAGCAATGAGCCGGAGGTTAAGTGAACGTTCAATTTTTGGAGGTCGACATGGGACTGTTTTGGTTTATTTTAGCATGCTACGGCTTCACTCAAATATTAGTTTACGGAAAAATATTTGACTCCATTAGACCTAGTAAAGAAGCTTTTCGTGGATGGGGACTAGTCTTTCATTGTCCAATGTGCATGGGTTTCTGGGTTGGGATGCTTTTATTTTTCTTAAATGGCTTCACGGAACTATTTACATTTGAACTAACTATAGGCAATATGTTCATTTGCGGCTGGCTATCATCTGGAACATCTTACATCTTATCGATGCTATTTGATGATAACGGCCTAAGAATCAGCACAAAGGAGATTGATGATGAATAATGCATGGACCCAGAAGTGGATGCTTCAACCAGTGCGTCATTGTTGCCGAGGATCTTAACTCGGGCGGGTAGCGCCCGTATTATTAAGGAAAGTTATGAAAAATTTATTAACAGAATATTTTGAATTGTGCCCTGATGGTATTTGTTTAGATCTTTTAACCGAGAGAGAAAAGCAAGAAGTTTCCATGGGTGCAATGTATCTAACAGGCATTCTTCAAGCCGCTGATAAGAAAAATGGTAATGGAAGGAAGTATCCCTACAAGACCCTTAAGAGAGAAATGGACAACTATGCTAAAATAGTACAAGATAGACGCGCCTGTGGTGAACTTGATCATCCAGATGATTCTGTTATTAACTTAAAAAATGTTTCTCACATGGTTACAGAAGTGTGGTGGGACGGCAAGAATGTAATGGGCAAGATCAAAATTCTTGATACCCCATCAGGCCGCACTGTTAAAGACTTGATCAATGCCGGCGTAAAGCTTGGGATCTCCTCTCGGGGCATGGGCTCTGTTAGAGAAATGATGGGCGAAACGGTTGTTGAAGATGATTTCCAACTCATATGTTTTGACATAGTATCAGAACCATCTACACCAGATGCATATGTGTATCCGGACAGTCAGAAAAAATCTACTATTTACCAAACTCGTATTGCCGAAAATAAACAAAACATTATTGATAATTTATTTAAAAAGATTCTTAAGGATTAAAATGAAGAAAGAAGAACTAAAAACGATTTTAAAGCCCTTGATTAAAGAGTGCATCAAGGAGGTGATTTTCGAAGATGGTACTCTTTCCACTGTCATTAGTGAGGTGGTTAAGGGACTCGGAAATCCTTTAACCGAGTCCCGCACCGCTCCTCCTATGCATGAAAATAAACATGTTAGAGAAACCGATGAACAATCCAAAACTCGTTTAAGCAAGATGAATGAGAAAAAAAGAAGAATGCTAGACGCCATTGGTAACGATGCCTACAATGGAGTAAATCTTTTTGAAGGCACAACACCAGCGCCTGCTCCGACTCAGCCGAGCCATGGCCCACTGTCGGGTGTTAGTTCTAATGACCCAGGCGTTGATATTTCATCTTTTTCGCAATCCTCAGAGATATGGAAAAAATTGGCAGGAAACTAATATGGCTACAAATTTAACAATCAAAAGAAGAAGAAATGAACCGGCCGACAAATTAGTCAAACGCTTCATTCGAAAAACTAAAAAATCAGGAATTATTGACGAAGTTAAAGAAAGAAGATACTTTAAAAAACCCTCTGAGAGAAAGCGTGAAGCGAGAAGGAGGGCTATAGCAAGGCAAAAGAAAGAGATTCTCAAAGCAAACAAACTGCAAAAAAGGTTAGGAAATGGCAAATAATATATACACAGCAGGTCTATGGAGCACCGGCCCTTATCAAGTTAGTGGAATGCCATTCATTAGTGGCAACATTGATGTCAGCGCTGCTGGTCCTGATGGGATCAAGATTGAATTTCCATATGTGACTTCGTGGATACAGATTTACAATTTAGATGTAACTCCTGTAAACATTGCTTTTTCAAAAAATGGATTGCAAACTAACAACTTCTTTCAAGTCACTGATGCTTTTCGTCAAGGCCAAGGGGGCCGAGCAAAAAACTTCACTGGCCCAATGAAACTTAAGGTTACTGAGATTTGGCTCTCAGCATCGGAAGGCATTAATATAGATCCTGCCTTGTGCAGAGATGTTGATATTGTTGCTGGGTTGACTTATATACCGGTCAAGCAAGTTACCGCCATTTCCCCTTCGGGTTCCAACTGGTCAGGTTCAGTGGGGGTTGGGTAATGGCAAACAATATTTATACAGTAGGGCTCAATCATGTTGGATCCTATCAGTCATCAGGCATGCCGTTTTGTTCGGGTAACATTGATGTAAATTCTTACGGCCCAGCGGGAGTTAAAATTGAGTTCCCGTATGTAACGAACTGGGTTAAGGTTGGCAATAATCACATTGAAGGTACATCTGGTGATTTTCCTTTATATGTCGGTTTTTCTCAAGAAGGGGTTCAAGGAACAAATTATTACAAAGTGTTGAATCCAGAGGTAGCGCAAAGAAACTACCCATCTACAAACATTTGGAGAGTAAAAGTCACTGAAATATGGTTATCTGGTAGTTGTGCGACTGGCTCTATTATAGCCGGCCTAACAAACATTCCAACTAAACAGGTCACAGCAGTATCGCCTTCGGGATCTAACTGGTCTGGGTCTATAGGAGTAGGGTAATGGCAAAGAATATTTATACAGTGGGACTCAATCATGTTGGATCCTATCAAGTTAGTGGCGCACCATTCGCAACTGGCTCCATCGACATCACGGCCGCAGGTTCTGCCGGTGTGCAAATACAATTTCCATATGTAACAAGTTGGATTCAAATAATCCAAATGAATACACTTGATTTGACTCAAAGAAATATGCCTCTTTTTGTCGCTATGAATCAGAATGCGCTGGGAACCAATAATAGTTTTAGAGTACAATTATATGAAGGCGGACAAGGAAGTCCGATGAGTGATGTATTGCCTTGGAAGATAACAGAACTTTGGCTTTCAGGGTCCGGAGAAACAGGACAACAGCAGATAACTGCTTATGTTGTCGCAGGGTTGACTAACATTCCGACCAAGTACGTTACAGTAATATCGCCCTCTGGATCTAACTGGTCTGGCTCTGTTGGAGTGGGTTAAAATAACAAATTTAACTATTTATTTTATTAGGAAAAAACAATGGCAAACAATATATATCAAGCAGGATTAAATCAAGTAGGCTCCTACCAAGTCTCTGGGGTGCCTTATGTTACTGGAACTTTAAATCCAAATGCCGCTGGCCCGGCAGGATTAAAAATTGAATTTCCATATGTCACTTCATGGATAGAAATTTTAAATTATGATACTACAAGTCCAGTATCAGTTGGCTTTTCATCACTTGGAGTTCAAGGGACAAATTATTTCAATGTAATAAGAAATAGCAACAACAGAGGTGATCCTACTAGTCATGTTTTACCTCTTAAGGTTACTGAACTGTATCTTTCTGGAGCGTCTCAAGATTGCGCTGTTATCGCAGGGTTAACTTATATTCCGATCAAACAGGTCACAGTTGTTTCTCCTTCTGGTTCTAACTGGTCTGGCTCCGTTGGAGTTGGCTAGTAAAGTGAAGGAGTTAGTATGTCAGAATTTGGTTGGGCATATGTAGGCGGCGAGATTGTAAGGCAGACCGGAGGGCCCTCTGGATCTGTTCAGTTAAAGGGATCAACGGACACGGAATTGACCGGTAGTCAATCTTTTGTGTTTGATGCTTCGACTAACACTTTAAACATCACAGGTACTGTGAATGTTTCTGGCACTCTTAACGCTAATGAATTCAACTTAAACGTTGTCAATAAATCAGTTTCTAATATTACCGTGTCTGGGTCTACTAATTTTGGTGATACCACCGATGACTTGCATAGACTGACCGGTAGTTTTATTGTCTCTGGTGCGGCCAACACATTAATAAGCGCCGATGCATCCACAGGCCGAATTGGAATAGGGCTGACAGGGTCTGAGGTTCCAAGTAAACTTCTTCATGTATATGGAGATGTAAAAATTGAGGGCACTTTGCATGGTGGGTCTCCTCTTCAAATCGCTGGTGGTGTTACTCTGCAAGACGGCGCACTCAACGCACTCAACAGTTCGATTAGTGCAATCGCTTTTACGGGCTCCGGCGGTGCCTTAACAGATCTACCTGTCCAGACGTATACAAATGCCGTTAACAATAGGCTGCTAACTTCCGCAGGCTCTGGCAGTGTCAACGCAGAAACAAACTTAACGTTTGATGGGTCTGTACTTAATGTATCCGGATCAAAGCAGACTTTGAACGTTGATACTAGTACTGGTAGAGTTGCAATAAACACAGGCAGTGCGAACTATGAGTTAGAAGTTGCTGGTGATATTGGCCTTGGTGCGACCTTGTTCCACAATGGGGACGAGGATACTAAGTTTGTATATCAGGACAATCGAATCACACTTCATGCTGGTGGAGTATCGTCAATTGATATTCGTGGAGATTTGACTCCCAAGAGAATTGACATTGGAGATTACGATTTTAAGATTAGTGGCTCTGATGGAACGACGCTATATTCAGATTATAGCGAAAGAAAAATTGGAATAAAAACAGAGTCTCCAACTCACGATTTATCAGTGTCAGGCACAATGGCTGTGTCTGGTAGCACTGTCTTTGAAAACCAAGTTGCCATGTCGGGCAACTTAAATCTATATAGCACCCTGTCGTCATCCTCGCCAATCACAGCATCGTTCTTTATTGGAGACGGATCAAAAATAACAGGGGTTACCGGAGAGTGGGATGGCTCCCACAATGGAGATGGAGCAATAACTGGCTCTCTTGTGGTCTCTTCTTCGACCGGACTAATGATAGATGCTGATGCGTCCACCGGTAGAGTTGGGATAGGAACCTCAAGTCCTCAAAAGCTACTACATGTTGCAGGGGAGACTAGATTAGATGGCATACTATATGGGGGCACAACTTTGGAGTTGGGCACCAATACTAATGTCACCGGCGCTTTCTCTGCAAGTCTAAATATTAGCGCATCGGGCTTTTTCGGATCAGGGACAGGACTGACCAGTCTCCCAGTCCAAACATATAATAATGCCTCCAACAACAGAATACTTACCTCAGTCGATGCCGATACGATTCAAGGCGAGGCCAACTTAACATTCGATGGGTCAATATTGAATGTATCAGGCACTGAACAGACATTAAATGTTAACACTTCTACTGGTCGCGTTGCGATCAATACAGGGAGTTCAAACTACGAACTTGAAGTCAATGGAGATATTGGTTTAGGTGCTAGTCTTTTTCACAATGGAGACGAAGACACGAAGTATGTATACCAAGACAATAGAATAACTTTGTTCGCCGGTGGATCTAGTGCGATAGACATTCGTGGAGACACTAGTCCAAAAAGAATAACTTTTGGAGCCTTTGATTTACAGGTCACCGGATCCACCAGTATGTCTGGTAACGTGTCTTTGCAAAATAATCTAACCGCATCAGGCCATGTCTCTGCTTCTAACTTTTATGGAAACTTCTACGGCGACGGAACCAATATCACCGGAGTTACAGCAGAGTGGGATGGATCTCACACAGGAAGTGCCGGCATCTCTGGCTCCCTTAGCATATCTGGTAGCACTAACCCTTTAAGTCTATTCGGCCTCCAAGCAGGCACAGCCACAACAAGTAGTTACTTAGCCGTGGCAGCAGACGGGACAATAGTAACAACCAGTTCAGTTGGGACTGATGAGATCGGAGCAGCGGAAGATGGATCTTATGCTGATGGGCTATTCACAGATTTCACCAACAATACAAAAATAGGAACAGCGATTGATCGATTTAACGAAATATTGAAAGCCTTGGCTCCTTCTCCTGCTCCGTCTCTAGATGATATAAGTTGCACTGACACTGGACAATCGGGCAAGTTATCATTTGGATCAAGCCTAGCAATCGGCGGCTACACAAATGTCAGTACGGCTGCTGGGTTTTCTGCTGTGGATGCGAACGGCACATACTCTACGAGCACTAGTAACAACAATTTAAGAAAAGGATTGTTTAATGGCTCAACAATAATCAATGGAGTGTTAAATGCCGATGTCGTATCAAATGGCTCTAACCCGAATCATCCGGCTGATTCGTTCGGCGACGCTGACCAAGGAGCGCTAAGATTAGAGGTCAACGGTACAATAATACACACAGCCTCATTGACAGATGCTGCTGTAGGCTCTGGATCTCCTGGCTCCGGAGGAGGTACGTCTTTAAATTCATCAGGCTCTGGTTTCTTCAATCTTAGTCAAACCGCCAGTGCTCATTTTGACGATGGTACTGAACTTGATGTTTTCCAGCACAGAACAGGTGAATGGAAAGTCCACCCAGACGACCAAAGAAATGGCTGGAATTACGCTAGAATCTTACACACTATCTCTGGTGTTGATACCACAACTAATTATGTAGAATGGGTTAACGATCCGGATAGCAATGCACTAGCGGAGAGCAATGCATCATTTACTGGTTTGAGTATGACCGGACTCCTTTATATTTCCGGAGTTAAATACTTTACGGGAGGAACAGCAACTTATAACGTAGATGTCGCTAACGCTTATAAAAACACTTACTCAACCTCAAATGTAACTTTTACAACCGTAAAATGTTCCATTTCTGCTCAAGCGATGCCATCAATCGGCGGAGGAGAGAATTCAAGTAAAAATCTTCCAATCACTGGTGCAGCGACAATCACGTCAGACAATATATTTAATGGATCAATTTCCGCTCGTGCAGTTGTGTCTCATCCGCTTAAGAGCAATCTTTCAACCAGTAACCTGTCAATATCAAATATTTTATTGTACAATATAGGTAGCACCTCAACTGTGGTCTCAGAGACATTCCGCAGAGAAAATTATAGAATGGTTTCAGGCAGTTATGCAAACCAATCCAATGTGACCGACTCAGACAACAGTTGGAACTCATCTGGCTCTTTGGACAGTAATGATGGCTTAATGGTTTACAACTTCGCCCTTCGCTCTCCAAGTCAAGGTGCCAATAGTGGAAACTTTAGTACAATATCAAACGGCCCAGGAAGTAATGTAAATTATTCTGGTATAACTTCGGGTACGAGAACTTACTATAGGAAATTCCAGAACAACTCAGGAGGATCAAAAACTAATTTCGACCTAACTATACAAGGTAGTGGAACTATAGTTTCACAAGGAACCTCCTTGAACTCCTCTAGAATTCACGTTTTGGTAAAACTCCCAACAACCAGCAACAGCCAAGAGACTGGGTGGATGGATCTGGCGACAGCCTTTTCCACAGGTCAGACTGGTGATGGTGATGGCTGCTTGGTGGGCTCACTTGACAGTTCTTTAAATGCCACGAACGAAGTTACTTTCGGCACAGAATTTGCTAGTGCAAATGATTACATTATGGTGAAGATAGAGGCAGATGCATCTTGGACGGGGAACATCAGCGCAATGTCAGTGAGTTGGTCGTAGCATGTCTTATTCTTCAACAACAGAAAGAAATATAGCACTCAAAAAGTTGCTTGGTAAGGCGCAAACCTCCAACGACAAAGGCTTGCCCAACGAAGCGATATCCTCTGGGATATCTCTAAAACATTCAACAATATTTGGCGAGACAGTACCAACAGGGTCGATTTCCACATCTTTGTATAGCATAACCAACGCTACAGTTGAAAAGGTCAGGATGGTTGCTACCTTCATAGAAGGGTCGGACACCTCTGATGGGAGACATGCTTTCGCTCTAAGTCTGCCAAGCGATTATCAAGTTTCATCTTCAAATCCGTCCCGTGGGACTGGTTCTTATGTCAACAGTAGAAAGATCCACGAATCCAACGGAACATTGCAGTTGGTCCCTAATGCTTTCGCATCAGCCTACGAAGCCGTGCCCTATTATGGCGCTTCAGGGTCCCTAACTCAGATACCGGTGCTTGATGCAAGAGATTGGAATATGGATTACTTCAATGGCATCTTATTCCAACAAGATCCACCAGGCACTGGAGATCATGCCAATAATCCAACTTTTGTTGATGTTTATTTATATATTGGTGATTATTTAGATACTGTTGTTTCATCTAGTTCTGGTGGTGCGGTTTCTAGTGTTGCAAACGGAGCAGACAACAGAGTAGCAACGTTCAGTGGCGCAAACACTTTAAATGGCGAGGCCAATTTAACTTTTGATGGCTCAAAAATAGCTATAAATAGTGGCGTCGTCTTCAAAAGAACCGCAGTCACCACAACCATGACAGCGTCAGCCAGCGACTACATACTCGCAGTTTCTGCTTCTTCGAACATAATCGTGCAGTTACCAGACGCATCCAACCTTACTAGCGGACAAGCATATATCATCAAAGATGAGGGCGGGAACGCAGGTTCCAACCCAATACAAGTCAAAGCCTCTTCATCTCAAACCATCGATGGAGAAGCATCGGTAACTCTAGAGTCACCCTACGCAGCCATAAATGTTTACACAAATGGCACAGATAAATTCTTTATCTACTGATCTGTTTTCACATATGGATGCTATGTAATGATGTATGTGTGCTTTGTTTCTTCTCTCTCGCCAACTGGTGACATAGAGGCATAAACAAAGTTTTCAAATGGAGGAAAATACACATGGCTTATAAATTTCAATTAGGATCTGCTGTGCTCAGTGGTTCCGTAACATTCAAACAGTCACCTGAAATGAGCGCAGGATTGAACTTGAGTGAACAAAACATTATCAACGTTGGGCAAGTTAGTGCTGACGTTCTTCAGCCAGACGACGCTGCCGTTGGGCTTGACATCCAGTTTGAGGGAAACACTGGATTAAATAAAATCTCCCTTACCGACAACCTTTCTGATGCTCTTAACATCAACCAAGGTGGAACTTCTTACTTGAAGTTTGCTACCACCGACGGTCAGGAAATGATTACTGCTGGCAAGACTGTAATGATTGATGGCAATACCAATATCATGTTCCGCGACACTGACATTGGTATCAACTCTGATAATGATGGAAAACTTCGTCTTCTCGCAGATTCTGAAGTTCACACCTATGTAGATGGTGCTACTCGCGTTAGTGTTACCTCTGCTGGTGCTTCTGTAACTGGTGTTCTTTCTGCTTCTAGCAACCTTCAGGTTGGCGGAACCGTTCGTCTTGACGGTGCTGCTGACGCCTCTTTCGATGTTGGCGCTGATTCTCTTTATTTCATGGATGGCGATGCCCTCGTGAAAAAAGATGCATTCTCTGATATTGTCGGTAGTGCTATTGCCGCCCAAGGTGGTTTGGCCACAGTACCTGGTTCCGGTCAATTTAGACTCAGTGGCTCCAACATGCAGGCTGGCGTTGTGTCTCTTGCTGACGATGAAATCGCTTTCATTGATGCTGATGGATCCGTTAAAAGAGAAGCTATTGCTGACTTCATGGGTCTCGTTGCTGGTACCGTTACTTCTACCGGTCTTTCTGACTCAAATGGTGTGCTTAAAGTTGACATTACCAGCCTTAACGCTGACACCTCTGTTGAAGACAGTAACGTAGTTATGGTTGACACCGGTGGTGGTACATTGGTTAAGATGACTCGTGCAAACTTCATTGAGTCTGCTGCTCTTGATGCAATTAACATCGACGGTGGTGCTATTGATGGTGTTACTCTTGGTACCAACTCTGCTGTTACCAACTCTAACTTCAGCATCCTTACCGCTTCTCACGCACAAATCACCAATCTTGACGTTGTGACCATCAACAGTGTTTCTCAAACTGAGACCACTCTTGAGATCTCTGACAAATTGATTGTTGCTGCCCTTTCTGCTTCTTCTGCCAACTCTGCTGGTGGTGGTATTAAAATCGGTGGTGGCGCTGAGGCTACCGGTCACGCTTCTATCCTTTGGGATCATGGCAACTCTGCTCTTGACTTCAATATCGGTGGTACCACTGAGATTCGTCTCGCTGATGGTGTTCTCCGTCCAGAGTCTGACAACGATGTTGACCTTGGTGCTTCTGGTGCTGAGTTCAAAGATCTTTACATCGATGGTACCGCTTACCTTGATGCTATTGACTTCAACGGAACTGCTATCTCTGCAACTGCTGCTGAGATCAACTACTTAGACAACGATGATCTTACTGCTGCTGACATCACCAAGCTTGCTGCTATTGACGCTTCTGCCGCTGAGATCAACTTGCTTGATTCCGGTGCAGGTTCCAGTGTTACTCTTGCTGGTGGTGACGGAGTTCTTATGTTCGATGCTAGTGATTCTAATGATTGTAAAAAAGTTCTTATGTCTGACATTAAGACTTTCATTGGTGCTGGTGTTGAGGCTGTTGCTTCTGGAAGTGACGGTGTAGTTCTTTCCGAAGGTCTTAACTTCTTTGGCGACCATGGCGGAGCGATTTCTGCTACCATGCTTGACACTTCTACCGCAGGAACCAAGGTTCGTATCAAGGCTGGTTCTGACTGTAGTTCGACAAACACCTTGACCATTAGTATGCAGGCTGCAAACACAGTTGACGGTGCTTCAAGCATTATTCTTGAATCCCCATTTGCTGCTGTTGAATGTGTATTAATCGCAAGTGGTTCTTGGAGAGTGTTCTAATCAATACTTCTTGTATATTTGTGGCGGGTGTCTTCGGGCACTCGCCCTTTTTTTATCTATTTACTACAAAAGGAGAAACAATATGGCTTTTGGATTTTCAAAAGGTGAGACAGTACAAGGCGACATTAAAGGTGCCGATGATGCTAACCGAGACACAAAGATTGACTTTGAAGAAGACCAAATCAAACTAGTCACAGGGGGAGCGGATACCTTTCAAGTATCAGGCTCCACTGTTGTGTCGAAGGCCATGGTTATCACAGGAAGTGAAGTTCCAAATACATTTGCCACCACTACATCAACGGCTTTGGTCACCTATGGATCAATTGAGATTAAAACCACAGGCAATACCGAGGCATTGAGAATAACAAAAGAAAACAATAGTGATGTTAGAGAGATAGTATTTGAAAATGCCGGTACCGACGCCCAAGAGATCTACACTACAGGAGATGCCTTGGTCATTAGAAATGGCATCAACAATGAAGATATCGTGTTTCGACTTAAAAGCAACGGGTCCAACACGAATATGTTCCGCCTTGATGCATCTGCTAAAAACATTTCCATTAACAACCCGCCAGTCATACTTGACCAATGCATCACTAACAACGGCGGCTATGCTGGGAGGGTTACCAGTGTAACCAGCACATATACAGTGGCTGATGGTGATTGGCTGTTGGCCTGTAGTGGAGACTCTACAAAGACGATCAATCTTCCAGCGGCCTCCAGCAATACCGGCAGGGTTCTTCATATTAAAGATATTGACGGTAATGCAAACTCTTATAACATAACGCTAGATGGAAACGGCTCAGAGACTATTGACGGAAGTACAACATATACAATCACACAAAATAGAGCATCAGTGACAATAGTGTGCACCGGTGTGACATGGGCTATAGTCTCAATGTACAGCGGACCTCCCCCAGGTGGGCCATAGCCTAATTAAATCCAATTGTCCTTTTCTACGTAATCCTACTATTTATTGTAGAATATTATTACTTTAGGAGATAAATGAATGTCGTCTATGTTAGAACAAGCGATCATTGATGCTGCTGCACTTCGTGAAGCGGCTCTTAAAAATGCAGAGCAAGCCATCATTGAGAAATACGCCCCAGAGGTCAAAGCCGCTGTGGCACAACTTTTAGAATCTGATGGTTCTCGGTTCACAAAAGGCCAGACCGTTAATTACGAAGGTCGCCAAGCCACCGTCACCGTTGAAAGCGAAGAAGGCCAAGTGGGCATCAAAGAAGAAAATGGAAAGACCTACTTGGTACAAGAATCTGATCTCCAAGAAGTTAGCGATTCAATACTTGAAGAAGAGTCTGATGTTGTTGAGGAAGAAGATAAGTCATCTGGTATCCCCATGGCGGCTGTTGATTTGACTGGAGAAGGTCTGGAAGAAGGCGAGCAAGTTATTTTTGAATTTACCGCTGATGATTTTCTTGAAGAAGAAAAAGACCAACCAGCAGGTGAAAGCGGTCTAGACGCAATGTCTGGTGAATCCACCGCCGCTGTCGAACCAGCAGAGCCAGAAACAACTCAGCCTGGTGAGGGAGCAAAAGAGCCCGACGATGTCTTGAACCTTACTGAGGAAGAAGACACGCTTCAAGAACTTATTGATATTTTAAACGAATTTAATGAAGAAGAGACCCTTGAGGAAGAAACCTTAGAAGAAGAACTGGTTGTTGATATGGCCGGAGAGCACAAAGATGGCACATTTCAAACAGACGAGGGAACTCTTGAATATTACCAAGAGATGGAGTTGGCCAAGCAAGAAGCCACAAAAGCCAAAGAGGACAATGAAGAACTGTCTAAAAAGCTTGAGGAACTTGACGAAGTTAAGAAAAACTTCGAAGAAAAAAACAACCAACTTTTATCTGTCATTGAAGATTTAAATGAGAAGTTACAAAGTACACTTCTCTCAAACGCAAAGTTACTTTACTCTAATCGTGCATTAAATGATGCCTCCTTGAATGAGCGACAAAAAACGAAAATTGTCGAAGCCATCAATAAAGCACAATCCGTAGAAGAAGCCAAGAACCTCCATGAAACTCTCAGAGTTACAGTGGGACAAACTCAACGAAGAGGTCCGCAATCACTTAACGAGACCGTATCTAGACGTTCAAATCTTTCTTCTATGATGACAAGCAAAAAACAAAATTCCGCTCCAACTGACAACTTCTCCGAAAGAATGCGTCGTTTGGCCGGGATTAAATAATATAAAATACTTTAGGAGGTATTATAATGTCTGTATTAAATAAACTTACTGAAGGCATCGTAAACCGCAACATGGCTCAAGAAGGCCAAGCACTTCTTGACAAATGGTCTCAAACCGGTCTACTTGAAGGTCTTCAAACAGAGCATGATCGTCATAACATGGCGCGCCTGCTTGAAAACCAAGCAAAAGAACTTCTTCGTGAATCTTCCAGCATGACCGCTGGTGATGTTGAAGGTTTCGCTGCTGTTGCTTTCCCAATCGTTCGTCGTGTATTCGCCGGACTTATTGCTAACGATCTTGTTAGCGTTCAGCCCATGAGTCTTCCTTCTGGTCTGATTTTCTTCCTTGACTTCACCTACTCCGGTGAACTTGGAACCGGTAGTCAACTTTCCCGCATGGGTAACAAAGCCGGAAACTCCATCTATGGTACCGACCGTGTTGGTTCTGGCATCATCAATGGTGTTAACCTTGCTGATAGTAAAGGTGGAGACCAGTCTGGTCTGCTTCGTGCAGGTGCTACTGGTTATGCTTACGGTTCTCCAACCGGCTCTAGCGCTGAGGCTACTAGTGGTTTGGGCAACGCTGCTGTTGTTGCTACCATTAACTTGGACGGTTCTCTGACCGAGACCCAGCAGGCTCTTCTGGAATTTGATCCTGATCTTATTTCTAAAAGCGCTGGATCTGTCATTGTCCTGGATATCGCAGAATCCAAGTTCACCAACATGGATTATGAAAATCTTTCTGCCATGTCTCTTGTAGACTGCGCCGACCAAGCTAACACAACCGGTCTTGCTGCTGACCTGAATGCAAGTGCTAACACCACAGTTACCGCCATTAGCAACATTCAGCAGGTTCGTCGTCTGACTAAGCGAGTTTCTACCGATACTCGTGGTGCTCCTTACCAGTCTGGGCTTACTTCTCAGGCTGCTGCTGTTCGATTCTTCATTGCTTCTGATGAGACTCAAGTAGAATCACTAACTGCCGTTGTTGTTGGTGCTGCTCTTCCAGCAGGAACTGTTAAGCATCCAGTAGAAGACACCATTGGTGTTAAGTCAAGTGGTGGTGGTGCTTTGGATACCTACACTAACCTTCTGGAAGGAGTTGCTGATATTCCTGAGATCGACATCAAAGTTGATTCCAGTGCAATCACCGCTCAGACCAAGAAGTTGAAAGCTAAGTGGACCCCTGAACTTGGACAAGATCTTCAGGCTTATCACAACCTTGATGCCGAGGTTGAGTTGACCTCTATTCTTTCCGAGCAGATCGCTCTTGAGATTGATCGTGAGATCCTTGCTGATCTTGTAAACGGTGCAACTGCTTCTACCTTTTACTGGAGTCGTTCACCTGGTATTTTCGTTAATCGTACAACTGGTGCACAACTTGGAGCGTCTTCTGGTGTTCCTGATTTCACCGGTACTGTTTCCGAATGGTACGAGACCCTTATTGAAACCATCAACGATGTTTCTGCTCAGATCCATCGTAAGACCCTTCGTGGTGGTGCTAACTTCGTTGTCTGTGGACCTGAAGTTGCCAACATCATGGAGTTCACCGCTGGTTTCCGTGCTAACGTTACCGCTGACGCTGACAAAGGCGACATCGGAGCCGTTAACGTAGGTAATCTCAACCGTAAGTTCGACGTTGTTGTTGATCCTTACTTCCCACGTAACGTTGTACTTGTAGGACGTCGTGGTAACTCTTTCCTTGAGAGTGGATATGTGTATGCGCCTTACGTGCCTCTCCAGACCACTCCTACCATCTTCGGGCCAGAGGACTTTGTACCTCGTAAGGGTGTTATGACCCGTTATGCCAAGAAAATGGTTCGTCCAGATATGTACGGTCTTGTTATCGTTCGTGGACTTCTTGGAGAAGAGATTCCATAAACTTAAGTTTAGGATAATAAAAAATGCCCTCGGTGAATTTTCACCGGGGGTTTTCTATTTGAGACTACTATTTACTTTTGATTACACACTAAGAAGTGTTAAAATTTTAAGGAGATTTTTAATATGCCAACGCCAGGAAGATCAGCATTTAATTCATCAAAGATGAGAGTCGAAACTGTTGCTGCTGACAAAACAATCGCAGGGAGCGAAACCGGGGAGTTTTATCTACTCGGAGACGTAAAAGGAAACACGATCACCCTACCACCACCCGTTCAAGGAAGGTATGTGTCTTTCAAGTTCATTGAAGAACTGAGAATCACTGCGGTGACTACGACACACTTTACCCTTCAGACCGCTACAGGGTCAGTTCATCTCAAAGGTGCTTGTACTATGATTTCTGCTTCTCACAATCATGATGTGGGCTCTCCATATTCTCAAGGTTCGAAAAGTACCGCCAATGATTACAAATTTGTTATCGGTGGAAATGGAAACCATGACCTTGCTCATGGAAGCACGATTGACTGTATCTCTGATGGTAGCCATTGGTACTTGGATTCTCACCTTGTAGTTACCAATCTCGCCGTATCAGGTGCATTCGCACAATAATATATTCAAACATATTTTGTTATTAGCCCACATTTGTGGGCTTTTTGTTTTTGAACTATTTATATTATAAACCAAAGGTGATACATGGCAAGAAGAAGAAGAATGATCCGTCGGGCAAGAAGACAAGCAAGACTGGCTCAAATCGCAGCAGAGAAAAGTCAATCAACAGTTACCGTTGCAGAGATTAAAGTAGAAGCAACCCCAGAACCTGTTGTAGAAACTAAAGTAGAAGCAACCCCAGAACCCGTTGTGGAAGAGAAAGTACAAACCGCTCAGACAAAGCCCAAGGCTAAGACAACTAGAAAACCAAGAGCAACCAAAAAAAGTACAACTACCACTCGCAAGAAAAGAGCGACTAAGAAAGAAAAGTCTTTAACTACCAAAGAAGACTAGTTATAGTGATCGGAGATTTTATGTATGGCTTTCCCCACACTTACACCCACTAGTCAAACTAGTGCAGTTATATTGCCTGCGACAGGCACTTATGACGATGTTGCATCAACATTGCCCGTCGGAGTATACTCAGAGTCAGAGGATTTTTTGTCTGGTGCCGCTGCACAAGTTAATTACACTTATAGAAAACTTGGCGGGGATGTATTAGATATTGAACTTAAGGCAGAAAATGTTTATGCCAACTATGAAGAGGCAGTCTTAGAGTATTCTTATTTGTTAAATATCCATCAGTCTAAAAATGCACTAGGATCAGCGCTTGGAAATACCACAGGGTCCTTCTCTCACACAGGACAGTTTTCTGGATCTCTTACAGAAGATGGTCAATTTGTATCTGGGAGTGCTTCTAACAAAAGCGCTAATGTCAAATTTCCTAAAATGAAGTTTGAAATGACCACCAGAGCAGCGGATTTTTACTCCAACCAAGCGTCTATTGGCGGCATTGAGCCCATATATTCTGCTTCCTTTGATAGTGTGAGGGATAAGCAAGATTATGATTTACAATCTATTGTTGAAACCGCTGCAACTGATGAGTCCTCTCCATTTTACAACAAGGTTGATAATAAAAGAATATTCATCAAGCAGGTCTTCTATAGAACACCGCAAGCAATGTGGAGATTCTATGGATATTATGGAGGTTTGAACGTAGTAGGCGACTTATACACCTACGGACAGTACGCAGACGATAGCACCTTTCAAGTTGTGCCAACTTGGCAAAATAAGATACAAGCAGTGATGTTTGAGGACCACTTGTACACTAGAACTTCACATTACTCTTACGAGGTTATCAACAATAAGTTAAGATTGTTTCCAATCCCAACCTCCGAGAGCCCAGATAAGTTTTGGATTAAGTTCTCAATCAAGTCTGATGCTTTTGAGGCTAACGATGACTTTGATGATGGCATCAACGGCGTTAACAACATGGGCAACTTACCCTTTGAAAACATTCCATATGTATCAATAAACTCCATAGGTAAGCAATGGATACGTAGATTCGCCTTGGCTTTGTCCAAGGAGACACTTGGCCAAATTAGAGGAAAATTCGGAGGAAACATCCCAATCCCAGGAGACTCGGTTACCCTAAACTCCTCAGATCTGCTTTCCCAAGCGAAAGATGAGCAAAATGCCTTGAGAGATGAACTAAAAACCATATTAGACGAGATGACATATGATAAGGTTGCCGAAAGAGACGTTGCTTTGAACGACAGTGTGAACAAAGTACAAGAAAAGATTCCTCTTCCGGTATTCGTGGGGTAGATAAATGGCTGACAATAGATGGAAAAAGCCCGGAACTCCTCCTCCTCCGTTGTTTTTTGGAGATAAAGAAAGAGATCTTGTAAAGCAAGTTAATGATGAAATAATCGAAAGGGTTATTGGTCAACAAGTTCTTTATTTTCCAATTGATATGGCCCATACAAACTTTCACCCCCTATATGGTGAGGCAATAGAAAAAACTTTTTTGTCACCCATTAGAGTCTTTGCCTTAGTTGAGTTCGCAGGGACGGAAACAGACCACCTAGACAATGTTGGTGTTGACCGGACGTATGGCGTCACGGTTCACTTTCATAACAGACGCCTAACTGAGGATCAAGATTTATACGTTCGTGAGGGTGACTTCATTAGATATGGCGATACTTACTATGAGATAGTTAGTTGGCAGTTAAACAGACAGTTATTCGGCCAAATACAACATACATTTGAAATCACAGCCGAATGTATAAGAGCAAGGGACGGACTTTTCAATGGCTTATAGATCAATAGGACCACCAGGTCCTCCCCCCGGAGCACCACCAGTTGGCAGCGACAGCCCAAGCACAAGCAATACAAGCGGAAAAGATAGCAAATCAGCGGACTGCAATGATGCTTCAAAAGATGCCTGTGGTGGTGCTAGTTTAATGCACCCGTCAACCTTGGAAACCATCGACACAGGTTTTTACAGTTTTATTGATGAAAAGTTTGACATCTCAACTGAAACTAACGACGGATGGAAAAAGGTTCCGGTTATTTGGGTGGGTGCTGAAAGAGCATTTCAAATCAAGAACGACTGGAGAATCAGAACTTCTGACGGTCAGGTAATATTGCCTGTTGTAACGATAGAGAGGACCTCAGTCACTAAAGACCCAACCTTTAAGGGTGGCGTCCAAGCAAATGTTTTAAATAATATCTTAGAACCTAGGGGCTATCGTGGTGGTGGGTTGCCTATTTCACAAAGAATAAATCAAGAGCGAACTAGAAATTTTGCAAATGCCGATCAAAAAAGAAGATTCGGCGCAAATGATAATATTGACAAGAAATTTGAAAAACAAAACAAAAAGATTGTATATGAAACAGTTTATATGCCGGTGCCTACATATATAAACATAATATATTCCATAACGCTGAGGTCAGAATACCAACAGCAACTAAATACTATGCTAACACCATTTATCACAAGGACAGGACAGATCAATTCCTTCTCCTTTACACAAGATGGCCATAGATTTGAAGCCTTCATTCAACAAGACTTCTCACAAAACAACAACCTCTCCAATCTTGGCTCAGATGAGAGAATGTTTATGTCTAAAGTAGACATCAAGGTACTTGGATACTTGATTGGCGATGGGAAGAACAACGCAGAGCCGCAAACAACAGTTCAAGAAACTGTTGTTGAAATTAAGACTATTAGAGAGAGAACTATTTTCGGTGATGAAAAACCATGGAGAACCGATAATAAGAAATATAGAGAGTAGATAGTGTTTTAGTACATTTTCATACTATTTATTACGAGAAATAACATATTTAAGGAGAGTTGCTTTAATGCCTACGAAATTTGATTTTATATCCCCCGGAGTCCTTCTCCGTGAAATTGACCAGTCTACATTGCCACCAGCAGTAGAAGAAGAGGGCCCGATTATCATCGGTAGAACCCGAAAAGGTCCAGCAATGAAGCCTATCAAGGTTAGAAGTTTAGACGATTTTATTGCTACGTTTGGGCGCCCAGTGCCAGGAGGCGCCACCAACCTCGGAGACGTTTGGAGAGACGGAAATACCGTTGGTCCAACTTATGCCTCATATGCAGCACAATCTTGGCTTGCTTCTGGCAATTCACCAGTCACAATGGTTAGGCTGTTGGGAGAAGAACTTGTCGCTGGTACGGCTGGATGGAAAACATCTGGTAGTGCCAACTCTGTTCTGGCTCAAAACGGTGGTGCTTACGGGCTGTTTTTGATTAACTCCGGTACCGCTGGTACTGAAATGACCGGTACATTGGGTGCTGTCTTTTATATAGATAGTGGCGAACTTAAGTTGAATGGTAATGACATGCACGGCCATCCCTTCGAAGGATCAGCCGGGTTTGTAAAAAGTAGCAACACCAACGAGTTTAGAATCGACATCGAAAATGCTTCTGGTAATAATGTAGACAAAATAGTTTTCAACTTCAACAGAAATGATGAAAAATACATCAGAAACGTTTTTAATACTAACCCAATGCTTGTTAACAGCGCAATGAACGCTTCGCCAAAAACATACTGGCTTGGAGAGTCTTACGAAAGATCAGTTTCTTCTAAGGTTTCCTCAACAGGCGCAGGGAATCAGTATGCTATCTTGCTTCCACTGGAAAGTGGTTCTGCTAACTGGGGTCACAACAAGCAGGGAATGAAATGCGCCTACAGTGGTTGGACTTTCTCTCAAGACTTTGGTGATGCTGGGAGTTATCAGCCTGAAGATTGTCAGCGTCTTTTCCGAGCAATCGCTCTCCACGAAGGAGAAGAGATTCAAAAAGAAGTCGTTATTGCGATTGAAAATCTTAAACTTCCAAGCAACCCGTCTGTGGATAACTTTAGTACCTTCACTCTCAAAGTGCTAGACTTTAACTCAGGGCTGATGCTTGAAGAATACAGCAATCTGAATATGAACCCTGCATCTCCAGATTATATTTTGGCAAGAATTGGAGATATGTATCAAGAGTGGGACAACACTAACAGAAGATATAAAATGTATGGAGACTTCCCAAATGTTTCCGATTACATCAGAATTGAAGTCAATAGCGCCATTAGCGAAGAAGGCCCAGATAACAAGCAGGCTCTGCCGTTTGGATTCTACGGACCACCGAAGCCAAGAGGCTTTATGCTCGCGTCTGGTTCTCAAGCCGCAAGATTTGAAGCGGGTTCACCTGATGATCCTCACGTATGGGTTGAGGGAATTGGAAGCACTCCCACTACCCCTGGTGATGGTTCCGATAACTTCATCACCGGAACAATGACCGCATATTCCGCAGCATTTGAATGGCCAACGATTCCTTTGAGGACGAATGGTAGTGATGGATATTCCAACAATCCTTACAAGGTTTACTGGGGGATTCGACCCACTATTGATGCTAACTCAACCTTAAAAGACCCTGATTATGTTGACTATATTAGAAGATGGAATGCTCCAAACTACAGTTACACCACAGGTCTTGCCACAGAATACAGTTTTGTTTTCTCTTTGGATGACATTATTGTTGATAGTTCTGCTGGCACCGTTACCTATACCTCTGGTTCTAGAAAAGCCGGAACTTCACAAACTGCTCTCAAGGGAGTTACCAATAGTTCCACTAACGATGGACTTATCGATCTCAACGTCAAGCAGTTTGTTATGCCACTGTTCGGTGGATTTGAAGGGCTTGACATCACAGAGAAAGAGCCTTTCCGCAATGCAATAGTTGCTGACGGAACTGAGTCAACAAACTATCTTCTTTACACCGTTAATAAAGCGATTGACAGTGTGGCAGACCCAGAGGTCGCACCAGCCAACCTGATGTTGATTCCTGGTATTCACCAAGCAGCAATCACAAACCGCTTGATCAATACTTGTGAGAGAAGAAAAGACTGCTTGGCCATTATTGACCTCCAAGGCGACTACGTCCCAGCAGTTGAATCAACTGACACAGCGGCTACTCGCAGAGGTTCTGTGCAGACGGCAGTATCTACTCTTAGGGGAAGAAACTTGAACACAAGTTATGCTTGTTGTTTCTATCCATGGGTTCAGATTACCGACAATCTCAATGCTAGCGAAAGAGTTTGGATTCCTTCCTCCGTCGCAGGACTTGGGGCAATGGCTCAGTCAGAAGCAAAGAGTGAAGTTTGGTTTGCACCGGCTGGGTTTAACCGAGGAGGTCTTGGAAACCTCGGTGGCGCTCGTGGCCCAAGAGTTGTACAAGCAAGACAAAGACTTGATTCAAGCGAAAGAGATGATCTTTATGAAATAAACATCAATCCAATCGCAACCTTCCCGAATGAAGGGGTTGTTATCTTCGGACAGAAGACACTTCAAGTTACCCCATCTGCTTTAGACAGAATCAATGTGCGTCGTCTGCTGCTGTTCCTCAAGAGCAAGGTTAACGTTATTTCTAGAAATCTTCTGTTCGACCAGAACGTTTCTTCCACATGGGCAAGATTCACCTCACAGGTTGAACCCCTTCTCTCAGATGTTCAAGCAAGGTTTGGTATCACGGAGTACAAACTGGTTCTTGACGAAACCACTACAACGCCTGATTTGATCGACAGAAACATTATGTATGCTAAGATTTTCCTTAAGCCTGCACGAGCGATTGAGTACATTGTTGTTGACTTTATCATTACAAGATCTGGTGCGGATTTCGCCTAGGCAACTATATATTATTAAAAAGGAGAATTTTATAAATGGCATTTTGGACTACAGAAGCGCAGATGAGCACCAAGGATCCTAAAAGAGGATTTCGTTTTAGAGTGCAATTTGACGGGTTGGTTGTTGGACCTATCGTATGGTTTGCAAAGAAAGTAACTAAGCCCAACTTTACGATTACGGAATCTAAGCATTCTTTCCTTAATCACAACTTTTACTACCCTGGTAGAGTAGAATGGCAGGAGATTTCTCTTACTTTGGTTGACCCTGTTTCAGTTGACGCTGTTAGAAACACCAACGACATGATTCAAAAAGCCGGCTATAGAGTACCAAATACTCCCCAAGACTATGAAACAATGTCCAAAGGTAAAGCAAAGTCAGCCATGGGCCCAGTTGAGATTGTACAACTAGATTCTGATGGCAATGCTTTGGAAACTTGGAAACTTAAGAACTCCTTTATTAAGTCTGTTAAATATGGAGAACTTTCGTATGAAGATGATAACCTTACCGAGATTGAACTTGGCCTGCGTTATGACTGGGCTGTTTGTGTCACCAACAACGGTGTTAACGCCTCAGAATCCTTCTTCGATACGCAAGCATAGTGAATAATGCCTTGGTGGGATAGTACTGTAAATCAGCCAAAGACAAAGTCACGTTTTATCGTGTTCTTTGGCGATTTCTTTCTACCAAATATTAAAAGCGTTACCAAACCAACAGTACAGTTTGAGACGAAAAGTTACAAGTTGATGAATCATCACTATAACTACCCAGGCACAGTGAAGTGGGATCCGATACAGATCAAGATGGTTTGTATGAATCCTTTCGATGTTAGAGATAGCGATGGAGATATTCGCAAAAAAGGTCTAGATACAGCGGATATGTTGTGGGAAATGATCAAGAATACTGGCTATTACTATCCCGACACAAAAGAGCACAGCCTTTCCAGAACTGGTAGAGAAAGGACTACAATTTCAACACCAGAAAAAGCATCATCTATTGCTAATGGCTTCGGCGCTGGTCTGTATGGCGGAACAGGATATCAACCAGGCGGTGCACCATCAAATACTTTTCAAAGAGTCAAGATTATACAAATGTCTACTGGAACCAACCTTTTTGATATTGAAGGCGCTGTTCCCTTCAAACCAAACAGAAAAACTCCAATAAATCCAGTTGAGCAATGGGAGTTGATAAACCCCCTGATAAAGTCGATTAACTTTGGCGATTTGTCGTATGATGATGATGGTTTCGTTGAATATACGATTGACATAGTGTATGATTATGCCAAATACAACAAAGATGATCTAGAGGGAGCGATACCTGTTGCTTTTTACGAAGAGTGGCAGTCCTTCTCTTCTGGTCAAGCGCAAGCACTCCAAGAGCAAGCCCAAGCGTTAGCAGGAACAGCCGCTGTGGCAGAAGATATCGAATCCGCTCCGACCACCCAGCGCAGAGCAGCCCAAAGCGAAGTTGACGCACTGACTGATGATATCTTCGGCGATACATCTGATATTTTAGGCAGTGGTCCTCCCACAGATTTAAACATTCAATATCCTTAAATAAACTTTTTTTCATAGAGGTGTAAATGAGAAACAATGAACTCCGCTCCGGTGCTAGGCCAAGCACTGAAAGCGATGGACCTAAGATGCCAAATCCAATGGATTTCATCACACCAACACAGTTCGTAGATCTGCCCTCAGAAGGCAGACTCTATCCTGTGGGCCACCCACTACACAATCAAGAAACGATTGAGATTCGCTTCATGACAGCAAAAGACGAAGATATTCTGACTTCAAGATCTCTTTTAAAGAAGGGTATCGCAATTGATCGTCTGATCGCTAATCTTGTTGTTGATGAAAATATCAACCCATCGTCTTTGCTAGTCGGAGACAGATACGCAATACTTGTTGCCGCTAGAGCATCAGCATATGGACATTTTTATGAAACAACAGTTAACTGTCCAGCCTGCAATGAGTCATCCGATTACACTTTTAACCTTTTAGAACCGAAAGTCTATAATGGTGATGATTATGAAGATTACAGTATCACAAAAAATGATATTGGCAATTATGTAGTTACATTGCCATACACTAAATTACTAGTTGAAGTAAGAATGTTGACCGGGCATGATGAGGTCAATATGATAAAAAAAATACAAAAAATAAATAAAAACAAAACCGATATTTCTATCTCTGACCAAATGACATCATATGTCGTTGCGGTCAATGGTTACAAAGAAGCCAATGTTATTAATCATGTTATTAAAAACATTACAGCAACCGAGTCTCGTTACCTTAGAAATGCCTACAAAAGCGTTACACCCGACCTTAAGGTTAGTGGTGACTTTGAGTGCCCGTCCTGTGGCCATGAACAGGACTTGGAGGTGCCCTTCGGGGCGGACTTTTTTTGGCCTGACCGATGATTACATGGAATATGTTTATGAGCAGTTCTTTCTGTTAAAGCACCATGGTGGTTGGTCTATTTTTGAACTTTACAACCTTCCTATAGGGCTACGCAAGTGGTTTCTTAATCGAATGATTAAAGAATTTGAGAAAGAGAAGGAAAAAGTTGAAGAGGCCAAAAACAACAGGAGATAGGTGATGCCCAAGGGAAACCTTGGGCATTTTTATTTATAAACTATTTATTTCAAGAAAGCATGAGGGCTAGATATGTCGCAAGGTGACGGAACGCAAACTCCCACTATTGAAGTATCAGAAGCACAAGTCGAATCGATTCAGGAAATGAATCGTAACCTGAACATCGGCATTGAGCGAATGATCGAACAAAAGAAGATCGAACAAGAACGCTTGAAGATCTCTGGGGATTTATTAGAACAAAGAAAGGTTGAACTTGATATTGCCGATGGCATTGTAAAAAAGCTACAAGCCGGATTGGAAGAAATTAAGAAAACCGCTCCACTAAATAAAGATTCCATCAAACAAATGAAAGATGGTGTAGAAGCATTGGCTCAATATGCACCAAAATACGCAGCAGCGGTCACCGCACAGGCCGACGCCATTCAAGACCATATAGAGCAGATGCTGGAATTAAAAGAGAACTCTGAGGAAAGACTTGCGGCGGAGAAAAAATTAAGAGATATGTACAAAGAAATGGACGATCTCTTAGAAGAGTCTGGTGCCAAACTTGATGATGCGTCAAAGAACGCACGATCACTTACGAGTGAACTGTCAGGTGTTGCGAAGTTTTTAGGAATCAGCGCAAAACACTCAGAAAATGTTAGTGGTAAAATCTTCGACATGATCGTTGACCTTTCCACTGCGGATAGTGAAGAAAAGATAAAAAATATGGGAAAGGCTCTGAGGAATATGGTGAGACCTTTGAACTTGATCACCTTTGCCATTGATAAGTTTTTCAAACTTGCGATAGATATCGACGATGCAGGAAGGGCATTTCAATCAGCAACCGGTTTCACAGGAAACTTTAATGAAGTTTTAAATGAATCTTTGGCTAACACAGCCAAGATGGGAGCCACAATAGCAGATCAATCTGCCGCTTTGAAGTCTTTAGCCGACAACTACACTGGATTTGAAAAATCGAATAATACTCTAAACGCAGCCTTGATGGAAAATGTTGTAACTATGAGCAAGTTTGGCGTTACAATGGACACAACAGCCGAAAATATAAACTTTTTTGATCAAGTGATGGGAATGGGCACTGATGCTGCGATGAAAATGTCACAGGAAGTTGTTGCTGCTGGAAATGCGATAGATGTCTCTCTTACAACAATGGCCGAGAACCTCAAGGCAAATCAAAATCTAATAGCGGAGTTTGGATCTCAAGGGGTCGCACAGTTTAAAGATTTGGCCGCTCAGTCAAAACTAACTGGTCTAGCCATGGGAGATTTAATCAGAGTCGCAGAAAACTTTGATACTTTTGCAGACGCTGCGACTCATACAGCAAAGTTAAATGCTGTCTTGGGGACAAACCTGAGCGCTGTGGGCATGATCAATGCCTCTCATAGTGATCGAATCAACATGTTGAGAGAAGAGATAAACTTCCAAGTTGGAGCATTTGAAAATCTAGATCGATACACCAAGAAACTTATCGCCCAACAAATGGGAGTCAACAGTGTAGCCGAAGCCCAAAGACTGTTGAATATGGATACGGGCAAATATCTAGAATATCAAAACAATTTAGAAGACTTTACCGCTACACAAGAAGAACTAGCGCAAGTTGCCATGAAGTTTGTTCCTGTGTTGAAGCAGATAGAAGCAGCCTTGAATGCTGCATTTGCCGAAAATCCAGATTTGATAAAGAATGTCGCTGCTGCCGTACAAGCATTGGTTGACGTCGTCGTGTTTTTCGTCGACACTGTAATACCAGTGCTTTTAGATTACTGGCCTCTTGTGATAGGCGGCTTCATTTTATTTAAAGGTGTTGGAACAATGGTGGCAGGAGTCTTCGCAGTAATGTCCTCAGCACTGGGGGCGTTTATTACATCGTCAGCCGCCGCTCCGGCTGCTGCTGGGACTGTGGGAGCATCCATAGAGGGCTTGGGTGTTGCAATTGGATCCGCAGGAACTGCGGCACTCGCTGGGGCAAAAGGGCTAGCCATAGCAGCCGCTGCGTTTGGCGTGATTGGTGGAGTTGTTGCTCTTATATTGCCATCAATGGTTGAAATGTTTACATTGATTGTGGAATCACCTCTTGCGCTGTTCGAAGCCGCTGCCGCTTTTGCGGTTATGTCTGGTGCATTTGGGATAATGGGAGGAGCCGCTCTATTGGCCATTATCCCAGTTACTGGTTTCTTGGCAGTTTTAACTGGATTTCTTTTGCAAAGCAAAGTACTCAACTTCAGCAGCGTGGCGCAAGACCTTAGAATTCTTGGAACCAGTTTCAGAGATATAGGGGAAGGTGCCGAAAAATATACTCAAGCATTAGGCGCGATTATGTCACTTAAGAGTACAATTGGTGACTGGGGCGGTGATATTTTAATGGCCTCCTCCGAGGGAGACAGAACATCAATATTTGCTGGTAGTTCTGATGTGTTTAATAACCTGACTGGTGTGAACAATGTCAATGTAAAAGTTGACATGCCGCAACTTAACCTACCAGATATCAAAGTTGAGGTAAAGATCGACGGCACCCTGCTGGATGACAGACTAGCCAGAGTGTCAGCAAACTGGACCAAGCAATGATCAACACATACGCAAAGGAAAAGAACGCTCAGATCTACTTCGCCTCCGACAAAATGGGCAGCGTGTCTTTCCCAGCGTTTATAAACTCTTACTCAATAGAGGCAGATTACTCAGTGTCTTTGGAAAAAAAAGCAAGTACAAGTAATATACCGTCGGTTTCACAAGGGGTGACCCTTTTTAGATACAAGGTGGCACTAGATATTCCCTGTGCATCCGTCAGCGAGGCGATGACTAACTACAAAAACTTACAAAACTTATTAGATTACATCAAGCACCCAAACAACCCAACTAGTTGGAGAGATTACACATCTTACACCTATGTTCTGCTGTCCAATCTAATACACAATGGCCTATATACTGGCCCGACAAGCAGAACTGCAACTTCAGCGGCTTCTATTAAAAAATATGGTGCAAAATGCATCATAAAAACAATGGAGTTCAACCCGGATGTTGAATCGGGCTTTTTTGACTACAAAGATGGCAAAACCGGCATGTTTTACCCAAAAGCGTATACCGTGAGCCTAGACTTATTATTGATACCTAATTTTGTAAGCAAAGAGCAGCAAAAACTATCAATCACAGCAATGAATAAACAAGAAACCAATGGCAAAGTTGCTTTTGCGGATAAAGATACAAGATATTGGCCTTTTGGAATCAAGGTATTTTCTCTAAACACCTCAAATGATATCACAAGAGGAAAAAATGGAACAGATTCATCGGAAAAATATGCTGTGGAGAAAGGTGCAATGATCGGCATAGCCCATAAGGAGTATGATTACCACACTGTTTTTGAGGCTTTCTTGAGAGACTACAATTTTAAACGAGAAGCGCAGATCAAACCAGTGATCAATGAGAATGGCCAAGTAACACAGTTCAATATCGGGTCAGGTCTAAAGGATTCTACTTATAGTTTAAATTTTGACTGTGTTGCTCACTCTGTTAATGAGGCGCTAACAAACTTGGTTAAACTCCAGTACCTTGTGCGCTTTCCAATCAAAGACAAGGAAAAAAAACTAGGTGGCGAGGTCATCGTGTACTTCCAAAATCTAATATCTAAAAAGCACAGACCGGCATTTGGCAAACGTCTAACATTAGACAAGATACAAAAATATGGTGTAATGTGCGCTGTGACTGGGTTTACTGTCGCTGTTGATAATGACATGGGCTATTTTGATTACAAAGGTTTCTTTCTGCCGAAGGTGTTGACTGTTTCGCTTAGTTTGGTTATCACAGACCCTAAAGCAGTAAACGAGCCAATGGGCTCAAGCGGGAGTGGAAAATTCAAGAAGTGCAAAGACCCGAAAACTGGTCGTTGGAAAAAATGTTAAGGAGTACAATAAAAGATGCCAAAATATGTAAAAAGAACAAAAGCGTTGAATAATGACGAACTGTATGAAGAAATGTTTGAGGATAGAAACATCACAGGCGGAATCACCCAATACAAGACTAAACTAATCGGACAAGATTTTAAAAATATTAAAACAGAAACCATTAGGCATGTTTGGTCAATGGGTGATCGGTTCTTTAAGTTGTCCCACAAGCACTATGGAACCTATGACTTTTGGTGGGTTATTGCGCTATTTAATAGCGTTCCAACTGAGGCCCATTTAAACTACGGAGATGTTATCTACATCCCGGTAAGACCATTGCAGTTGGTAGCAGAGGTATAAAGTGGCAGACGAAAACATATTACAATTAAATAGCGTACAATACAACAAAGATATTAAACGATTTGTCGATAGAGTGAGCAGAAATAAACCTGTCTTGAGGCGACAATATAAAGATTTGTTTGAAAAATACAGCCAATATGACAAAGTAGTGTCAGTATACACTTCTCTTATCACGGGAGAGCAGGACATCGACACAAGTACGGAAGTATCGCCTAGAGATCTGCTATCGAAAGCAGAGACAATCGCAAGTTCTATTTCTAATGATGAAAATTTAAAAAAAAGCTTTATAGAATGGTTCAAAAGAAGTAATCCTGCCCCCGGTATGACTGAGGAGCAGGCGGGAATTGTTTACACCGCATATTCTAAAGAAAATAGTCAATATGTATCGAAATGGTATTTTGGCGGAGATGACTACGACACCGCAACAGCAGCAAGTACAGGAACGCTAATGAAGATACCAGAAGGGAGCCCTCTTTGGCTCCTTCGATGGAAGGAAGTGCCGATTGATATCATTATCGCCGGAAGTGGATTACACTATCCCCCAGATGATGCCAGCACTTTAGAGATGGTGATACCTTTTTGGGATGCAAAGGCACCTGGTAATGCTACGGCGAACGGAAACAGATTAATACAAGAATTCACAACAGAGCGAGGTATTCAAGATGATCTAGATGCACTGGACAATGTCCCAGAGGATCAACTGCCATATGAAGACGCCGAAGCCAACGCAGAGTTTTTGCAACAACAAAAAGCAGCCCTATATGCTCAAGCGGCAACCGGTGCTCAAGGTTTAAATGAATATGTTGCTAACATACCTAAAGATAAAATAGAAAAGAAAGTCCAATGGTGGGCCACTCATAAGCAATGTATCTTACTTTCTGGCTTGGAGAAACTGTCCCAAGGCGTTTCTGTCCCGGCCAGACAAGCACTTATCGACAGTGGCATCCAACCCTATCAAGGAAAATTGTTCCCAGTCAAAGCCGGCAAGGCAGAAAGGTTTATAAACGAACTAACTTTATCAGACAAGATTAACAATTACCTAGGTCCGGATTGGCCTGCTGATTGGTTTACTTTCGTATTGCCAAAGGTTAGGCTAAGTCTGATCAAGGCAGAAGGAGCCGGCCTCAGAGAGTGGGACTTTACCTCCATTAATGATGATAGCAATGTCAGCAGCCTAGGCTGCGATATAACTGCTGATAGATTGGCCCAAAATGCTGCCATCTTGGGAGAAGAGGGAGCCGGCCAGCACGTTATTTTTGAATCTTTTACATACACAATGAACGGTTCCGACCCTTCAACTTCCAGAAAAGATATATCTGCAACATTAAAAATTAAACTAACCAGTTTAGAATGGCTTAATACCGGCATCTTAGTTGACTCCCTCGGACCAGATGGAGAAATGAGTAAGAAAGAATTTAAAGTAGTTGATCTTTTGCTCTACCCAAGCAGTAGAAAAAATGCAAGAGGCTATGGCCAAGCGTTTAAAAATCAATATGATCCTTCATATAATAGATTGCGTGCTGTAATATTCAACGAATTGGACAAGCCAAAAGCAAAAATGGTTATGTCCGAAGAGGAACTATCAGATCACGAAAAAATGTTTAATGATACTACGATGGTTTTAGACTTGGCACTGGTGGATCATGAATTGTCAATAGATAAATCAAAAGATGAAATCTCTGTCTCTTTATCTATTGAGTATGCCGGATATTTTGAAACAACATTTTCTGCTCCGTATATGGACGGGCTTGCAAGCCCTGAGATTATCAAAGAGAGAAAGAGAAGACAAAGTAAATTAGATGAAGCCGTCGATCTTGAGTGTACAATTTCACAGTTAAACGCTATACAGAGAAACCTTCAAAGGGCTGTAAGGGCAGAAGCAATTTTGGCAAGAAGATCTATTATGGAAAGATTGATCGAAAGAAAGAAGATATATAAAATTAATTTTAATATTGCAAACATTGCATCATATCTTTTGTCCTCGGACGAAGTCCCAGATGATATTGAAAGAGTATGGCAAGAAGCCGAGGTTGAACTTAGTTCCGTGGGATCAGACACCGATATTACTTCACCCACAGACGATTCCGGAACAGACATTGAAGCATCCACCTCTCCTGCTGGTAAAGTAGAAGAAATACAGAAAGCAACTCAGAGAGGCCAAGCCGGAGAAGACGCTATAGAGGAAATCTATTATTTCTTCTTGGGCGATCTAATAGAAATCATATCTGATGTTATGTATGCCCACACTGAAACTGTGAAGTTTGGTAAAGGAGTCCCAATGGCTGATGAAATTAGTATGTTAAATGCTAGATTTATCACATCAACATTCAACTATAGAAAGTTGGTGACCGATTATTCTCCAAGCACAAGCGCAGCAGAAGACGACGACGGAGCCTTAGGAACCGGAACAGCCGCAGAATCAGGCGAAGAAGCCGAGCCTGATGGCGATACTCCTGCCTCTCCCAAGAAGACTGGTGGAGGTAAAACTGTTGGAGAAGAATTGCATGAAATCAACATTGCTGATATTCCTATTTCGGTCGATTATTTCAAGGCATGGTTTAAACAAACTGTTATCGACAAAGAGAGAACATATTATCCTGTCATGACCATGGTACGAGATTTAGCCGAAGTTGTTATAACAAACATGTTAAACGAGGTATGCTTTGGAGCCAGAGGGGCCGGTGCTAAACTAAAGTTTAGAGTGTCTCACCACTCATCTGCTGAAAGAGTGATTGAGCGTGCGTACACTGGTCAGAGAAAAGCCACCTTAAGTTTCAACGGACTATCTAAGCCTGTTTTGGTCAAGAATCCATTCGCACACGCCATGGACTATTGGAACTATATAGTTTTATATTGCCACGAACACAACATATATGACCCAGAGTTTGGACGAGATAGTTATGACGTTGGCGGCAAAATCGATTATCACTATAAAGAGTTTATCCCCCACCTTCTTGTCGGAGAGAATGTTGATGGAGCAGTTATTTCTGCCAACTTCTCAAAGACAGACACTCCTTTTCTGAAGGAGGCAAGATATTTTGACAGTTCAGGAGGAAGTTTGATCCAATTGGCAAATGTTTATGATGTAGGTGGAATGAAACTGCATCATAATACTTTTTGCTACCCTGGACAAATGACATGGATTGAGTTCCAAGAACTTCTATATTGTGGGGGCGGACCAAGCACGAGAGGATCAATAGCAAACCAGTTGGGACTTGGAGGTTATCACCTTATGAAAAAAGTTACTGGGACTCTGTACCCTAACAACAAAGGTGAAACCACAGTAGATGCTACTTGGGCTTACTCTGGTGCTGACCCTGTTAGAAGAAAGACTGGAGATGCGACTTCTATCTCTGCCAATCCAAAATGCGATGAAAACATTGAGGTAACGGATCAAGAGGCAACTGAGTTAGAACTTGAAGCCAGTAACCAACAAACACAAGATTACCCAACTGGAGTTCCGGAATCAGCCGGAGGTGGAGGCGTTCCGGATATCACTAGTGCACCAGATGTGACAGGAGGACCATAAATGGCGAGAGACTTTAAAGGTAAAAACAATTTCAAATCGGCAAAATCCCTATGGGTAACTCGCTTAGATTATTTGGCGAATGCATACCCAGAAGGAAACGGCAGAGGCGGAATACAAGTCAAAGATTTAGACTTCTTTGAGCAAACCTATTATGGAATGATAGACACCAGAGATCAATCGATAATACCAAATGAAGACTTTATTGTACCAATCGATGTAACTTCTTCTAGAGCAGCGGCTTCTGCTCCTCGGGCTATGGATTTTGTTGTCAATGCCTTTAATGATTTAAAAAATCTTTTTGAAAGGGCTTGCCGTGCTCAAATATTATCTAAGAGGAATTCATTGTTTGCTCCTTTGCAAGCCACAAGGGCCTATACCCCTCCCAAAAAAGACTATGAAAAGTTCTTAAAGAGAGTCTTGACTAGATTTAATTCTGAAATCATACCTAAAATGTATGATATTAAAAAGATAATCACATTTGATGATTATGTCAAGACATTTATAAATTATTTATCAAACAATCCAAATGATCATGTTATAACCCTGAGTAAATGGTGTCGCTCAAGCCTCTCCGGAGTACTACACTCCGGGCTTGCGATTGATATAGCGGGGCTAAGTTTTGGGGACGATCAACCAAAGATATCTTCGATCATAGACGATGAAATGTTTCCTTTTTACAAAAACGCTGTTTTGAATGGCGGCTTTGCTATGATGAGAAACAATCCAGGCATATTGATTGCTGATTTGCAATCTCCGGCTATGACACCTTATTTGTCAAATAATCTTGGGATAACAGATCTAACTTCTTTATTTAATACAAAGTATATTAATACTGTATATATTGAAAGAAATATATTAAGTTTATTATTATATAGATATTATAATTTCTTTGTTATTACAAATCCTATGTCTAAAGAATTGACTGTATGTAATGGTATAACTACTCAATCATACACTATGAGACCACAAATGCCACTACAACAAATGATAGAAACTTACAAGGAAGATTATTGGATGGACGTTCAGATAGAACTTAAAAACATAGAGGACAAGACTGGTTTCTCCAGAGGAAAAATAAACCATATTAAGAAAAAAGCAAAAAACCTTCTCAAAACAGTTGACAGTCAGAGAGCCTCAGGTTATATTATTAAGGAATTCGGAAATCAGACTTGGAATAAGCCATATGGCTATGGAGATTATTTAAAAGATAAAAGGTCCCAAGGTAGAGAGGCGCCACAACCGTCATCCCAACCAACAGGACCCGGAGGATCATCAGGAGGTGGTGGTTCTTCATACTAACGGAGGACAAATGACACCATTTCAGATTATTGATGATAAGAGAGATTGTTTTGGAGTATACACAAATGGCAACTTTATATACGATGTATCCGACCTTCCTTTCGATGGGGGAGTTACATGGAGTTGGTCTAGCCATCTCAGCGGTCGCTCTCATTATTATGGTTATATACTTAGCGGCGGAAAGACTATTTCCGAGGCATGCCCAGAACATCTTAAAGAAAGGCTCACGCTCAGACAAAGAAAAATAAAATCTTTTATCAATTCGTTTATCCAAGCCAAGATAAAGATTGATGACGCTTGTCTTTTTGACCTGATTCCCTCTCAGCATCTCAAGCACTACCTTGAGGTCAAGAATCAGATTTGCCATGAGGTTTTCACAAATTCAAAGGCTCCAAAAAACTATTCTCTTCTGCATGACATTTATGAGATGATCAACGATATTTCGCTTCATCCTTTAAGGCTAGATTGGGAACTTTTAGAGCGGCTGGCGCTGAAAGATATGAAAGCAAAATCGTTGTTATCCCGCTTTAAAGGCAGCAGACCAACGATCAAGTATGACCTCTATGGGACGGTCACTGGCAGACTGAGTATACAAGAAGGTAGTTTCCCAATATTGAATGTTAAGACTGAAAACAGAGGAATTCTTACCCCTTGTAATGATGCCTTCCTTGAGTTGGACTACAATGCAGAACAAATCAGAACTTTGTTGTCTCTTTCCAAAAAAGAGCAACCAAATGAGGATATACATGAGTGGAATCGCAAAAATGTGTACCGAGGCTTTGGCACACGAGACAAAGCAAAGAAAAGATTCTTCGCTTGGCTTTATGACGACAATTCCGATGATCATCTTACCGAGAGGTTCTACGACAGAGATAGCGTCTTAGAAAGGCACTACCATCAAGGCGTTATTAGCACCCCATTCGGCAGAGAAATAGAGTGTGACAAATTCCACGCTCTAAACTATTTAATACAGAGCACAGCATCGGATAACTGCCTATCTCAGGTAAGCAAAATCCATCGATTTTTGAAGAATAAAAAGACGAGAATAGCATTTGTTATCCACGACTCAGTTGTTATTGATTTAGCCAAGGATGAAACTTACTTGATACCTCAAATAAAAGAGATTTTTGAGGATACAAGTCTCGGGAAGTTTCCCGTCAACATGAAGTTGGGTAAGAACTATGGCTATTTGAAGGAGTTCTCATGGTAATAATAGGATTAGGTGGTTCTGGTAGGGCTATTAGCAAAGAGTTCAAGAAATGGGAACAATATAGAGTTATTACACCCAAAATACCCGAATATCAGACTGCTGAGGAGTACGAAAAAAATACTCCCAACTTTAAGCAATCATTTAAAGGAGTCAAAGATGAGATATGGTTTATCGTTTGTGGAACTTCGAAGGAAGCGGCATGCTCTCTACGCATCATGGAACAAATCAAGCATTGCAAGATCAAGGTACTTTATGTCTACCCTGAGGTCGATTTTCTATCTCCCGGAGCCCAAAAGAGACACAGAGTGGTATTTGGTGTCCTCCAAGAATATGCAAGATCAGGTTTGTTGGATTCTATGTATATCGTCTCTAACGAAACAATTGAAAAGATGCATGGAGGAGGCACAATAAGCAATCATTATGGTAGAATTAATGAGACAATAGCTAGCACAGTGCACTATTACAATATTTATAGAAATACTGACCCTGTCATGGGATCAACCCATCAGCCAAGACATATTGATCGAATCAGAACATTTGGTTTGCTTGATATGAATAAAAATGAAGAAATCTTTCTATTTCCCCTTGACAAGCCGACAGGAATATGCTATATTTATAATATAACGAGGGATGATTTGGACAACAACAATACACTTCTTACTAATATGAAAGAGAAGACCAAAATTAATGTTATAAACAACATCAATTCTTCGTTTTCGATATATGAGACCGAATATGATCAAAACTTCTGTCATATGGTAGCATATACACACTTTGTTCAAGAAGAAAAATAAACTTTTTTCTTGACAATATAGCCAAATCGGTTATATTATTAAAGAGAGACAAACTCTCACCTATTCTAAACAACATGGAGGATATATGAATAGCAACTACACAACTTACACTGGCACCTTTCTTACTCGCTCTGGTCGTTCACGCAAGATGACCTTTATTAAAGGTGCTGATATCCCTGCGGGATTTGCTACTGGCAAAGCCCCACGCATCGCTGAGGGATCTGAGATTGTATATGACATCGAACACAATGGATTTCGTGTGTTCAACTGGAATACGGTACAAGGTTCCGTAACTGAAGGAAAAATTAATTATTCGTTTGACAATAAACGTTAAACACATTATATTGCAATTAGCGGGGGGCGATATTTGGCCCCCCGACTTTAGGGTGTATCCCCATAATGACCATTAAAACATAGGAGAAAACAAAAATGGCACTTAATATCGAAAAAATGAGACAAAAACTTGAAGCATCCCGCAATGGTGGGAAAGTAAAGAATACTGGATTCAAATGGCGCCCTTCTGAAGGCGACCAAACCGTCCGCATTCTACCAACCTCAGATGGAGATTCTTTCCGAGAGTTTCACTTCCACTACAATGTAGGGAGGAACCCTGGCATCCTCTGCCCAAAACGAAACTACGGAGAAGAATGTCCTATTTGTGATTTTGCATCCAAACTATGGCGTGAAGGTGTTGAAAACAACAACGAAACAGCCAAAAAAGAAGCAAAGAAATTGTTCGCTCGCAAGCGATACTATTCTCCAATCATTGTACGTGGAGAAGAGAGTTCTGGTGTCCGAGTGTGGGCCTACGGCAAAACTGCCTATGAAACCCTCCTTGGATACGTTTTAGATCCCGATTATGGTGACATTACAGACCCAGAAACTGGAACTGATATTGTTCTTAACTACACAGTGCCTGGAACCCCTGGTTCATTCCCCAAAACAGCACTCAAGCCCCGTCGTCGTCCCTCAATTTTATGTGATGATATGGTAGATGACTGCGCTGCACTTCTTGATAGTGTCCCAGACGTTGAAACCCTTTTTGAACGAAAGTCCACTCAGGATATCCAAGGTCTGCTGGATGAATACCTGTCCTCCGATTCCTCCTCCGAAGCCTCCTCCAGAGAGACACACAAATATAAGAGTAACGCAACCTCAAAGGTAGACGCTGCTTATGCTGAACTGATGAATGACTAGCATCTATGCGTGTAGAGTCTATGGCCCCGAGACTTAAAACTAGGGGCTTTTTTAATTTCGGAGGACAATATGGGAGCGACACACTTATCTGATAGAAGTAATTGGCAGAAAGGCGCAAGGATAGTAGGAGACGCAGGAGAGAATGATTTTATATATCATCTACGTCCCTTGTTACCTTCTTCTTATGTGATTAGACACAAGCCAGAAAAGCTTGTAATCTACAGTAGCAACAAAGGGATTAAACTTGATTCTAAAATAGTAAATACCGAGACAGGAAAATGTCTCTTTATTGAGAAAAAGACTGGTAATAACGGTGGCAATGCTCATGAGAGAGTCTACAAGTTTATGTCTCCATCTTTAAAAAGAAAAATTATAAAAGAACACAATGCTGTAGATCAACCTTTTTTTCTTGTTTTTTCTGGTAAGACTTTCCAAGGACAAAAATATCAAGATGAACTTGAGTTGCTCCTTGAGGAAGAGAACTATATCATAATGGAACAAGGCTTCAGCAATATAGCAGAAGCAGCAAATAAAATCACGGAGGTGCTAGGATGAAACCATTATTTATGTGGGCAGGTGGCAAGAATAAAATGCTAAAGAAATATGCAAAGCATTTACCAACCAGCGTAGAACATTATGTTGAGCCATTTCTTGGTGGCGGCGCAATGTTTATTTGGGCGTATAAACTCAACCCAGAAGCAGAGTTTGTACTTAATGATTATAACGAATCAGTTATGGCTGTCTATCGGGCGATTAAGAATGATATTAATCCATTTATTAAGAGAATGGACGAACTCCAAGAGAAGTATATGCCGTTAGATAAGGCAGCCAGAAAAAAGTTTTATTATGACTTGCGAGAAGAACACGCATTTGATTATAAAAAGTGGACGAGAACAGAAGAGGCAGCAAGTCTGTACTTCTTGATGAAGACCGGATTCAACGGAATCTGGCAGATTAACAAAAACACAGGTGGAAGGTTTGGAACTCCATCTGGTCTTCTCAATCAGAAGACGAAGGTGTATGATAAGGACAATGTCCTTGCTTGGCACAAGGCGCTACAAAGGTGTAAACTTATGAGCGGAGATTATAAAGAAACATTCCCCGAGGTTAAATCAAACTCTTACGTATTTCTAGACCCACCATACAGAGGCTCATTCACTCAATACGGAGTAGACTTTGACGACAAGATGCAGAATGGAGTTATTAAATATCTTAATGATTCAACCGCTTTGGGAGCATATGCCTTGATGTCCAATCGTGATGTTGGCGATGGTTTCTTCGAAGCCAGAGTTGGCAAAAATGACATCGTTTATTTCGATGTAACTTATACAGCAGGTCGTCGCAAAAAAGAAGCAGACGGTAGCCATAGTGCAAAAAAAGCAAGAGAAATCTTGATGATAGGAAAGCAATAGGAGGTAGAATGACAGCACAAGCACATATGAAAGAAACTTATTATAACGATGAAACAGAGGAAACTTACAATACATTTCAAGAGTTTCTAGAGTCAGTGGACAAGTATTGGTGGTATCACAATATTGGCACAAGCGATTCTTGTGATGACGACCGGTACTTTAAATTAGTCCACGAAGAAGTCCTTGAATCGTACCTTGATTTTAAAAGAGGTTATAAAATGATCCAATATATATACGAAGCCTTAGATGGCTCTTATTGGGGAATTGAATTAACCAACTATCATCATGGTGAAAATGATTTGGACCACAACACAACTGTCTGGAAACAGTTTAACAAAACCAAAAGAAGAGTAACTATTACCGAATGGAAGGAGGTATAATTGGGAAAAGTATTACAAATGGCGGTTAAGCCGGGAAAGATTGACATTTCAGCAATGAAAAAGTTTGTCAATAAGAAAGTGGGACTTGACGTAGCACACGACCTACGACAGGACAATCCCACAACAGTGAAACAGTGGATCCCCACGGGATCTAGATGGTTAGACTCTATTATATGTAGAGGGAGATATGCGGGTATCCCCGTTGGGAAGATTACCGAGATTGCCGGACTCAGTTCAGCAGGTAAATCTTTCATGGCTGTACAAGTAGCAGCCAACGCCCAGAAGATGGGCATGTTCGTGGTGTATTTCGACGCAGAGAGTGCTATTGATCCAATGTTCCTGACCGATGCTGGTGTGGACATTAATGAGAACTTTCTCTATATCCAAGCAGTATCTGTGGAAAAGACACTTGAGACTATTGAAGACATGATGAGCGAATGGCCAGATCAGCAGTTTCTGTTTATTTGGGACAGTATCGCAGCAACGACAGCGGAAAAAGACCTTGAGGGAGACTTCAACCCTCAGTCAAGTATGGCGATGAAGCCGAGAATTTTCTCCAAAGCATTTCCAAAATTGACGATTCCTTTGGCGAACCAGCAAAGTTCCCTTCTTCTGATCAATCAGTTGAAGACGAATATCACAAGCAATGTAGCAGAGGCCATGACGACACCTTACATCGCACCAGGTGGAAAGGCTATCGAATACTTCAGTTCATTGCGGATTTGGCTCACCAAGCGGAAAGCAAAGGCTTCTTTCGTTACTGATGACTCAGGGTACCGTGTAGGTTCCGAGGTTAAAGTAAAAGTTCAAAAGTCTCGCTTCGGCTCCGAAGGTCGGGAATGTACATTCAAGATTCTTTGGGGTCACCATGTAGGTATCCAAGATGAAGAGAGTTGGCTTACAGCGATTCGTATGGCCAAGTCAGATAGATATAGAACCGCAGGTGCATGGAACTATATCAAAGACAAAGACGGCAAAGAGTACAAATTTCAAGCGAAAGATTGGAAGAGTAAACTCACTGATGAGAAGTTCAGACAAGCCGTGTTTGATATCATGGATGAAGAAATCATTATGAAGTTCGACTCGCAAGAGAAGGACATTACAGTAGAGTGAGCCCATGTGGCTCCTCATTTTTGCCCCTCGGGAAACCGAGGGGTTTTTTATTTGACAAATGCGGAGGATATGTTATATTATAAGGACAAGGAGGACTTATGGAAGAGAGAAAAAATAGAGTAATCTTAATTGATGCTCTTAACATGTTTATACGATCTTATGTGATCAACCCTACCTTGGATGCCAAGGGTAGGCCGATAGGTGGAGTAATCGGCTTTATGAAGTCATTACAGAAGGTTTGCAGGGAACTACGACCTCATGAGGTTATTGTTTGCTGGGATGGCCTAGGAGGCTCGCAGAAGAGAAAGGCACAAAACAAGAACTACAAGGCTGGACGTAAGCCACTACGATTCAACCGTAGAATGATTGAACTTGACCCCGAGGCTCAAGAACAAAATAGAATTTATCAACTCATAAGACTTCATGAGTATCTCAATGAGATGCCTGTGATACAGTTGACAGTTGATGGAGTTGAGGCTGATGATATTATTGCCCACGCCGTAAACCACAGCAAATACACAGATTGGGAGCGAATCATTATATCTAGCGACAGAGATTTCTTTCAGTTATGCAATGCTGGCACAGTGGTGTATCGCCCAATACAAAACGAGGTCATCACCAGAGGGATGCTTACAATGAAAGAGGGCATCCACCCATGCAACTACGCTCTAGCGAGAGCCATTGTTGGAGACAAGTCAGATAACCTTCCAGGGATCAACAGAGTCGGTATGAAGACGGTCGCTAAAATATTTTCATTCCTTGAGGAAGCGAAGCAGTACGACGTTGAAGATATCATCAATCACTGCGAATCTGTTGAGAAAAAGGCAGCAACACATAGGAACATTATAGAAGGCAAAGAAATCATTCAAAAGAACTACAACCTGATGCAGTTGTATAGCCCTTTGATTTCCTACACAAACAAAAAATCTATTGATTACAACATCAATGAGTTTGAGCCCGAGTTCAATAAAACAAATATTTTTAAGATGTTGATTGAAGACGGACATGCATCATTTAAGTTAGACAATCTTTATGCTATCATGAAAAGTATCACAAGGAGGAAAAAATGAAAGCAATTCTTAAAGTATCGCCACTTATCAAAGATTATGAGTTACGATATAAACCAGTAATTATTACGGTTAATGAGTTTACCGAAAAATCAGCATTAGAATTTTCAACAAAGATGACGTTGGCACATAACACAGGCCAACCACTTATACCAATTGTTATTGATTCGTATGGAGGTCAAGTTTACTCGCTAATGTCTATGATAGCCGAGATACGCTCCGCTAGCCTTCCAATCGCCACTATAGTGCAAGGTAAAGCAATGTCCTGCGGGGCCGTGCTGACAACCTTTGGAGCACCAGGGATGCGATATATGGATCCTGATGCGACATTCATGATTCATGATGTTAGTTCTATGGCTTGGGGCAAGATTGCGGAGATGAAAGCAGATGTTGAGGAAGCCGGCAGGTTAAATGAAAAAATCTTTACTATGATGGATAGAAACTGCGGCCAGCCTGATGGCTTTTTTATGAAAAAGTTAAAAAAGAAAGACAGAGCAGATTGGTATCTTGATGCCAAAAAATGTAAAAAATATGGTATTATTAATCATTTAAAGATGCCAACTATGAAAATCAGTGTAAACTGCGACATCACGGTGAAATAAATAAAAGTACTGCTTGACAGAGGTCAGCCAATCAGTTAATAGTTATATATGCTTAGGAGGAAACTATGGAGAGAAAGAACGAGACAATGATGAGGTTCGGAACGACGTTTCAAGAGAACCTATGTCAACTTATTTTAGAGGATCGCCCATTTTGTGATCAAATAGAGGAGGTGTTAGATGTTGAGTTTTTGGAGTTGCGGTATTTGCAAGTTTTTGCGAAGACAATATTTAACTATCGATTGAAATACGGAACTCATCCAACTTATGATATAACTGCTACTATGTTGAAGTCTGACCTTAAAGCAGAGAACGAGGCTGTAAAAAAGCAAGTGCGAGATTACTTTACTCGCATCATGTCCGGCGAAGTCAAGGGAACTGAGTATATTAAAGACCGTTCCCTTGACTTTTGTCGTAAGCAAGTGTTGAAAGGCGCCATGATGAAGTCGATTGGTCTTTTGAAAACCTCGTCCTTTGACGAGATTCAGAAAATTATCGATGACGCACTTAAGTTAGGCACTGATAACAATTTCGGTCACGATTTCCTTAAAGATTTTGAACAAAGATTTCTTGTTAAGTCCCGAGACCCCATATCCACAGGTTGGAAAAGAATCGACGAGATTTGCAAAGGAGGTATTGGCAAAAGAGAACTTGGTGTCGTTATCGCACCCACTGGTGCTGGTAAATCTATGGTGCTCTGCCATCTCGGAACACAGGCACTAAAAGAAGGAAAGACTGTTATACACTATACTCTAGAACTCGCAGATTCTGTTGTAGGCACTCGTTATGATTGCTGTCTGTCGGGCGTTTCTCTACGTGACCACAAAATAAATAAAGAAAAAATATTTGATGTGGTATCTGAAGTAGATGGTCATCTAATTATTAAGGAATACCCGACGAAGTCTGCTTCGACTAACACAATCAAAACTCATATCGAAAAACTGAAGAAACGTGGTATTGAGCCTGATATGATTATTGTCGATTACGCTGACTTACTGAGACCAGTCAGAAACACAAGCGAAAAGAGGCATGATTTGGAGAATATTTATGAAGAACTTAGAGCGATTGCTCAAGTTTATGATTGTCCCTTATGGACTGCTTCGCAAACAAACCGCTCTGGTTTAAATGCTGAAGTTATTACCATGGAAGCAATATCTGAAGCATTTAATAAATGTTTTGTTGCGGATTTCATTTGTTCTCTATCAAGAACAGTTGAAGACAAGAATGCCAATACAGGCAGAGTGTTCATAGCGAAAAACAGAAACGGACCAGATGGCTTGGTATTTCCAGCATTCGTGGATTGGTCTAATATTCGTATCAAGATACTAGAGAGAAACAACGGGGAAGAGGGCGCTCCTGTTGAGTCAACAAAAGAAGCCCTTGATTTTCTTAAGAAAAAATACAAAGACATGAGGAATAAATAATGGACGTAGCAAGTAAAATTTTATCAGACATCACAGTGCATATGAAATATGCAAGATACTTAGACGATGACAACAGAAGAGAGAATTGGAATGAGTTGGTTACTAGAAATATGCAAATGCATATCAAGAAGTATCCGCACTTACAAGACGAAATAGAATCAGCGTATCAATACGTATACGACAGGAAGATACTGCCTTCAATGAGATCAATGCAGTTCGCCGGCAAACCAATATCAGTCAGCCCTAATCGTGTGTTCAACTGTGCATATGCTCCTGCTGATGATCTCCGAGTATTTGGAGAGATTATGTTTCTTCTGCTTGGGGGAACTGGTGTTGGATTCTCTGTACAAAAACATCACGTTGAGAAACTCCCTCCAATACGCAAGCCGAATGCGAAAAGGTCGCGACGTTTCTTGGTTGGGGATTCAATCGAAGGATGGGCAGACTCTATCACAGCGCTTATTAAGTCTTATTTTAAGGGCACATCAAAAGTTCGTTTTGATTTTTCTGATATCCGTCCCAAAGGTGCACGCCTAGTTACAAGTGGAGGCAAAGCACCCGGCCCACAGCCACTTCGTGAGTGCCTCGTTAAGATTGAGGGCCTTCTTGATGCAAAAGAAAGCGGAGACCAACTTAAACCAATTGAAGTTCACGATATTGTCTGTCACGTTGCAGATGCTGTCTTGGCTGGCGGTATCCGTCGTGCTGCTCTTATTTCTTTGTTTAGTGTCGATGATGAAGATATGCTTGCGGCTAAAGCAGGAAATTGGTGGGAGACTAACCCGCAGAGAGGTCGTGCTAATAACTCTGTTGTTGTTATGCGTCATAGGGCTGACCAAGAACTGTTTCTAAATCTTTGGGAAAGAATAAAGGCATCCGGCGCAGGAGAGCCTGGCATCTACTTTACGAACGATAAGGAGTGGGGCTGTAATCCGTGCTGCGAGATTGCCCTCCGTCCCTTCCAGTTTTGTAATCTTACGGAAGTAAATGTTAGCAACGTTGAGACACAAGAGGAATATAACGCTCGTGCAAAAGCAGCCTCCTTCGTCGGAACACTCCAGGCTTCCTATACTGATTTTCACTATCTAAGACCAGTATGGCAGAGAAACACTGAAAAAGATTATCTGATTGGAGTTTCCATGACCGGAATAGCCTCGGGTAAAGTATTGGAACTTAACATGAAAGAGGCCGCTAACGTTGTTAAGAAAGAAAATGAGCGTGTGGCTACAATGCTTGATATCAAGCCGGCTGCTCGCTGCACCACAACCAAACCTGCTGGTACAACTTCGCTTGTTTTGGGAACTTCATCGGGTATCCACGCTTGGCATAATGATTACTATATCCGTCGCATTAGAGTGGGTAAAAATGAAGCAATATACAAATATCTAGAGCAGAACCACCCTTCTTTGATTGAGGACGAGTTCTTCAGGCCACACGATACAGCGATCATCTCAGTGCCACAAAAATCACCAGAAAACGCAATAACTCGCAACGAAAGCGCACTTGATTTACTTGAGAGAGTCAAAAAAGTTCACACCGAGTGGGTAAAAACAGGCCACAGAAAAGGACAGAACTCTAATAATGTTTCTGCAACTGTGACAGTTAAGCCTGATGAGTGGAGTAGTGTTGGTGAATGGATGTGGAAAAATAAAAAGTTTTATAATGGATTGTCTATCCTGCCACACTCCGACCACACCTATAAGCAAGCACCGTTTGAGGACTGCACAGAAGAGGTGTATGAAAAAATGTTAGCCACTTTAATTGAGGTTGATTTAGACCAAGTGGTAGAGATGGAAGACGAAACAGATCTTAAAGGAGAGATTGCTTGTGCCGGAGGTGCGTGCGAAATCTTTTAAGTAAAATAGTTACTGTATGGGGAAACTATACAGGACTGTTAAGAGAGGCGATTTAATAAGGTTCACTGCTCGGGGATATAGAAAACAAAAGATATTGGCTCTAGTAATAGAGGCATACCATTATCATGACATTCCCGAGAAGTTTGAGTCGCTTTTTTATGTATATCTGATAACTTTTGATGATATGATGTTCATTGAACCACAGGATTTTTTAGACTTGGAGGTATTGTGAAATTTAGTCCTAAAAACAGACATTTGTGGGTTACCCCACACGAAGAAAAGCAAGAGGAAGGTGAAAATCTTAAGATTTTAGTACCGACTGACTATGAGAAGCCAAAGTCCCCATATGTTATGGCCACGGTAATGAAGGCTTCGGATGACTGCACTATACTTGGAATTGCTCCCGGCAATAGAGTTGTTGTTGAGAGAAGAATGTTGCATAATCTTGAAATTGAAGGCAAAAACATCTATTTAGTATTGGAAAACTACGTTTATGGGAGGATTGATAAATGAAATTGAATAAACAAACACTAAAAAATATGATACAGGAAGTGATCGAAGAAGGAAGTATGAGAAGCATGCTATTGGAAAGTCCAATCCTCACAGAAACAACTTTCAATAGAATTAAGGATAAAATTGACAACAGCGATATCCCTTTTATCGTAATTTCTGCTGATCGTCACGAATATGATCGCATTGAGAATAACAAAAGATACAAAAGCTTGAAAAAAGATCTTAAAGCTTTGGGTATCCCATTCGCTGAGGTTCAAGGTTCTTGGATTGAAAAAGCAGAAGATGGAAGCGAACATAGAGTTATTGAGAAATCTGTTGTCGCTTACGAAGAAGACAGAGCAGATGTAGACCCAGTCAATATTGACCTCTGGACAGTTGGCAAAGAGTTGTGTGCTAAGTATAAGCAAGATGCTTTTATTTATGGTGAGGTTTCTAATAAAACCAAGCAGCGCCACATTAATGCCTATGATGAAAACGGACAACCAGTTCAGTATGGCGGCCCATGGAACACACTCCAGCCAATTGAGAAAGATGCATCATTCTGGTCAAAGGTCAGAGGCTCAACCTTTGTGTTCGATCAAGGACCAAAGATTCAGGAAGTTGTTGAAGTTGAGGCTCCGAACTCTGTAATTGAAGCATATGCACTTGCCGCTCAGTATGGCAAGAATGTCAAGTTTGTCCGGAGGGCAAATGAAGAAAGTTGAACTTTATGGAGATGATATAGGATATGTTGAGTATATTGACCATATGGGCACCGATACTACTGTCGTTAATGCTGCTCGTGTATCTTTTGGTAAACATAAGGAAGTAATGGACGAGAAGGATGAGAAACTGATAAAGTATCTCATCAAGCACCGTCACACTTCTCCATTCGAACATTGCTCGGTGACCTTTCGGTTCACCGTTCCTTTGTTTGTGAGATCTCAACACCACAGACACAGAACATGGGCGTATAACGAAATTAGTCGGAGGTATACAAGTTATGACATTCAATTCTATGAACCAAAACAATTCAGGGCCCAACATAAGTCTAACCGACAGGCTAGTGTACTTGACAGTGGCGTTAATCCTGTCCTATACCCTGATTTGGCTGATATGGACTTCGGCGTAAAGGCATCCGATGTTGTAAAAACACACCATAAAAAGTCTCTTGGTCTTTATCAACTACTTATTAATAGAGGTGTGTGTCGGGAGCAGGCTCGTGGAGTCCTGCCTCAAAATATGTACACTCAATATTACGGAACGGTAAACATGTCAAATCTTTTGAAGTTTGTTGACTTGAGAACTCATGAGGGAGCACAATGGGAGATAGCAAAAGTAGGAAAAGCCTGCCTTGATATCGCGATGGATCTATGGCCAGTTTCCATTTCCGCTTGGAGTGAGATGCGAGGTGGATCCTAGATTTAAGAAGGGAGACCTTGTTTATTTAAATCGGTTCGGCAAAGTTATGCTGTACCCATCATACCAAGATGTCGTAAGTATTGGCCTAATAATGACCGATGCCTACGACATTTTTTATCCAGATGCTTATGATGAGAATTATTTAGAGTATTGGGGATATGATATAATGTTTGGAGACAAACTAATTACATTAATACCTGAAGAGTTTATTATTAGACCGGGAGAAGTAGATGAAACGGATACTGAAGAATTGGAAGACCTATTTAAATGAAGGCGGTGTAACGATACAAAAACACACAGGTCGTGGCGGAAGATTTTCTAGAGAGGTTTTTAGAGATCATTTGAACTTTTATCTCGGCGGAACATATCAACAGTTTCAAGATATTGGTGAGATCTTGCAAAAAATTAAAGCAAGTGACCAAGAAAAACAAGCAATGGCCGATGATCTTGGTGGTATGATAAACTATTATAATACCAGAGGAGCGATTGAGTATTTCGATGGAGAACCTTTAGAGGTAGTATCTGTGGCTAGAATACGTGAACTTCTGAATATTCTGGCTGCACAAGGCTTCGAAGCCATCAATCCAACCAACCCAAAAACAATCGAAGAGTTTTATGTTATGGGCAAAGACTTGACCGCACCACGATCCCAACCCCTCCCGCAAGCACCCTCATCAAAGACAGAGCCACAGAAAAGTCGCTTGGGCCAGACAGCAGCCATGAGTTACGATGACATTATGAAGTTGCAGCAAAAGAGGAAGCGTTGAGGGGCCATGTTTACCAATACGATACTTTGGTATGTGGCGGCGGGATTAACACTTTGCTATATTGTTTCCATACGGCATCGCCATTAGTGTTAACAAGCCCGTGTAACATTTTCCATTTTGAGACAATCAAAGGAGATTTTTCATTCTTAGGACTGTCTGATAAAGAGGTTCTGTCTGTTGAGTTGTGGAATAGGTTGTACATGATATTGTCCTTGTCTGGCAAGATAGTCAACCCTATACCAGCACAGAATCTCCGTATGGAACGAGGCAAGATGGTGTACATCACAGATAGAAATAAAAGAATCACAGCAGAATATAACAAGATGCTCAAATTTGAGCAAGAACAGAAAGAGTGTATGGTATACGATTGGTTTGCCGTCAAATCTGGTGGAAAACATGACTTTGAAAAACTCAAAGACCCTGAAAATTTTTTCGTTCAACTTTTGAGATTTCACCCCTCAATGAGGAAAAATGTAAATGGCATCAAAGATGTGGTCGCTGTGTCCAAGGTAAACAAAGAAAGCATCACAGATTTTGACCATTCAGAGACAATGGCCCGACTTAAAGCCACCAAGATGATGAAAGCCGCCGGTATTCGCGGCAGAAGCAATGGCACCAATAAGAGGGGCCACAAACTTCACTATGCGATAAAGTTAGAACACTCACACAGAGAAATAATCCCGAAAATTAAATATCGCATGTCGATAAAGAAAATATTAGAAATAAAACCCAACAAGGGGGAGATGTGGAATTTGACGAAAAACCTTTTCATTCGGAAAACTCGTTCCATTTAGCCGGAGTGATACCAATAGCCGGACAGCCACTGGAATACAACATGGATTGGCCCGACTGTATGATGCCAATAGCACCGAACTATACCATGATTGAGGCTTCAATATATGAGTGTGCTATGGCGGGATGTGAAACAATCTGGTTGATTTGCAATGATGACATTTCGCCACTCATTCGCTATAGAATCGGAGACTATGTCGAAGACCCAGTATGGGCATCTAGAAAATTTGAAAAAAATCCAAGAATGGTTCGCTCACAAATTCCAATATTCTATGTCCCTGTGCATCCGAAAGACCGAGACAAAAGAGATTGTTTAGCATGGAGTGTTATTTACGGTGCTCTCTCTGCTTTAAAAGTGTCTTCAAAAATAAGCAAATGGTTGATTCCCGATAAATATTATGTCTCATTTCCATACAGCATATATCCCGTTGAGGAGATCCGAGAACACAGAAAAAAGATTTCTTCAAAAAAGAATTTTTACATGCGTTTTGACCAAAACACGGTAGAAAATAATAAATTTATGTCATTTACTTTCGGAAAAGATGAATTTATTAAATATAGGAGAGTAATTAGAAAAGAGGGTACTGGCTTATATACTTCGGATTTGAACGAAAAAGGCATGCCCCACGCCAAACTTCCAATAGAAGAAAGGTGGTCCGCAAGGTTTTTTGAGTTAGAGCAAGTGTTTAGAGATTTAGATTTAGAAAACGCAACAGTTTTTGAGCCTAGTTGGTATTACAACTTGGGCTCTTGGGAGGAGTATAAGCACTTTTTGGGTTCTAATGAGTCACATCAAGTGAAAAGACCTTGGGAGAGGATATTGAAATATAGAGAATTTAATCCAATAGGAGTTGATCGGGAGGACTAGTAGTGTTGAGATTTTTATTTCTGTCTTTGTTCGCATGCAATGATTATGTGATGAGCAAGAAGGTGGTCGAAGAGCCGCCAATAGAGGAGGGTCAGCCGGATATCATGGTACTTCCGGCAGAAATAAACTATGGCCATCTACTGTCGGGTCACGAAACCGGCAGCGAGACGATCTCGGTTATTAACACTGGCGATGCGACACTGATTGTTTCCAATGTTACAATAGATGACGGCACTGGCTTCTTTCTTTCCGCAATAAGCGACCAATCTATAGAGCCAAGTGAAAGTGCTGAAATCGATCTAACTTACATACCAGAAACTTATGAGGAGAGATCGGTTAATATTCATATTTTTTCCAACGACGAAGATGAACAAGTAGTGAATGTTCCTGTTACGGGATTTGGAGACGCACCGGTTATCGTCGCCAACCCAGTGAACGCTGAAATGTTAGATGTTGAGGTAGGCTGTGAGGACGAGGTTGAGATTGAAATAGCAAACGCTGGCAATGTTGATCTTGAAATTAGTGGCCTCATTCATAGTGCCACCACTCCTGTGGATATGGAATACGTTAATGATAATGATTTTCCAATCGTCATACCTCCGACTGAAAAGAAAACAATAAGAGTTCGGTACATACCAGACGATCTAGTGCCAGATACTTCAGAAGTGGCTTTGCACTCTAATGATCCAATGAATAGCGTATTCAAAGTATACCAGCACGGAACAGCAGTGTTTGCTAAAACCACAACAGAATTTCATGTTCAAGCCGAGATTATAAAAACAGATATTATTTTTGTCGTTGACAATTCGGGCTCAATGCATGTGTTCCAAAACGAAGTGGCCAACAACATGAACATGTTTATGAATGTTTTTATAAACTTTGGAATAGATTATCAAATAGCAGTCATAACAACGGATGATGAGAAGTTCATAGGCCCAGTAGTAACGCCGCTGTCACCAGACCCTGTATACGATATAGCAGTCCAGATAGCCAATGTGGGGACCAACGGCTCCGCACATGAGCGTGGCCTCTTATATTCATATAGAGCGACTCAGCCCGGAGCAGATGCTGGCCCGACTTCTTCTTTTTTGCGTTCGGATGCATTGCTCGTGTTCGTATACATTTCAGATGAAAGAGACTACTCTTCCGGCAACTGGACTGACTACGCAAATTATTTCAACAGCCTCAAGGGCGACCCAGCAAAAGTAATAGCCCACGCTGTGGCAGGAGACTATCCAAACGGTTGCAGTTGGACTGATCCAAACACAGGCTACACTAGGCCAATACAATACGGCGCAGGATACTATGATATCGTTCAGTATTACGGAGGCCAATATTATTCTCTTTGCGCTACAGATTGGGGACAACAGATGCAGTCACTGGCTCTCAATTCTGTGGTGGTGTTAGACTACCCTTTGGAGGAAGAAGGAGTAATAGAGAGTTCTATTTCAGTTACTATCAACGGTCAGTCAAGTTCCGACTGGTCATACGATTTTGATACAAATTCTGTCATTTTGTCACAAAACAATGCACCAGAAGAGGGTGATGAAATTGAAATAACTTATTCAATTTACGGTTGCATGGAAGAGGACTCAGGCCAATAACTATTTATGTTGTATGTCTTGGGTCATTAAGTATAAAAAGTATAAAAAACTTATTAAAGAGTTGCTGTATCACTATTCTGAACTTGAGTTTCAAGAAGAAGTGCTTAAAGAAGCGCACCATGTGTTCGAAGAGTATCAACATGAATATGCTGCGAAGAAGAACATAAATCTTCAAGAACTTCAAACAAAAAACAGTCAAAGGATAGACGAAATAGTCCCTCAACCAAAGCAAGCAGAAGTTGATGAAGAGGGTCTTGTCGTTGTCAATGAAGCCACTGATGAGGACAAAGAGCAGATAAAAAAGTTTGGTAAAGTCTACAAAATGATCGCCAAAAAGATCCACCCAGACAAGTTTGCAAATAGACTTCGCACCGAAGAAATCGAAGAAAAGGAAGAGTTATTTAAGAGAGCCTCAGCCGGATTTGAATCCAGAGAATGGGGAAAAATGCTAGATGTGGCCGAACAGATTAATGTTAAGCCGGCAAATGCCGACGAGTTGTGCCCAGAGATTCGCAAGGAAATTATAAAAGTTAAAAATAAAGTAGAACACAATTCGAATATGTATAGTTGGAAGTTGTACCAATGTGAGGACAATGAAGAATGTAAGGAACTTTTAATGGCTGACTTTTTTAGAAGATTATTTAACTATAACCCTTGACGAAACAACTTTTTGTTTCATAGTTACATTATGGGAGCAAAAATATGGGATTAATTTTAGGACTGCTATACGCAAATTTTCTAGAATGGTTCGTTCATAAATACATCTTCCATAAACTTGGCAAAAAGAGAGGTTCAATCTGGGCCTATCATTTGAAGGAACATCACAAAACTGCCCGAAAAAATAACTTTATTGACGAAAAAGTTAGCAAAATAGAAATATTCGGGATGATATTTTTGGTTTTAATACACTTGCCTTTTTTATGGATTAGTGTTGGGTTTTTTGCCGGTACAGCCATTTATGCCGTTGCATTTAAGATAATTCACGAGTACCAACATAGAAATCCAGAATTTACAAAGAAGTATATGAGGTGGCACTGGGAACACCACATGAAAGATAGCAACAAAAACTTTGGCGTTGTGGCCTGCTGGGCGGATCATTATTTGAAAACAAGAAAAAAGTATCAATAAGCACTTGACAACTCTCTTGTTCATGTTATAATATATACATGTTGGAGAGAGAATGACTAAAGAAGAGTTAGCGACATATCAAGCACAATGGCTGCGACTCAAGGGCTTGCTGCGAGAAGTCAAGATGATGCGTCTCGGAGGCAACGGTGATCCTTTGTATGCCCAAGACATGAAAAAAGTTGAGGAATCATTGACAGCCTGCTTAGAACAACTTAGAGTAAGAATAGAGGAAGCGCTATGAAAGAAGTAATGAAAATAGCCATAGTATTAAATTTATTCCTAGCGTTCATCAGTCTATTGATGGGTGACTGGAGCATGCTTGTTCTCAATCTAATGTGTTGTTGGCTCTGTTATATCGGACACCAACAAAACCAGTAAGCACCCGTGGTGAAAGGGATATCACAGTGGCCTTCTAAGCCATTATTCTAGGTTCGAATCCTAGCGGGTGTACCATTATTTATTAACATATGGAGGAAAAATGAATATTTTATTTGCTATTATAATGATGGGCTGTCGTCATGACCCAAAAGTAGAAGAAAGCGGAGACGCACAACCCCAGATTCCGGCTATGTCTGAGTGTGGTCAACTGGTGCTTGAAGAGGGAACTCCGACAGCCTTTGATGATTGTTTTGAGGGTCAAGGCGATACCGGTTGGTCCTGCGAGACCTGTGGGTATTACTCCGACGTTGCTTTGTCACAAGGGGCGTTTGATTGCATTACTTGTTACGAAGGGTACGAGATCGACGTAGTATTCCCAGATTGCACTGGCTTTTGCGTACCGGAGGGTACGGCGGAAGATCCCATTGGCACTAATGAATGTGTCCCAGTATCTGATTGTGTGAGAGACTAACTTAACTAACTTTATTTGGAGGTAACATGAATAAAGAAAAAATCAACAATGCCATATCCTATACCTTGTCAAATCCTTTTGAGGCTTTCATGGGCGCTAGCCTATGGGTAATCGCAATGTCAGCAGGAATATCAGTATTCCTCTATGCGTTGAACTTTGGATATTATTTAATCAAGACAGCGCTACCAACTATTTAGTTTAGGAGGTGATGGCCATGTCAAATGAAAAATGTAAATGCTGCGAATGCTGTTCATGCGAATGTGAAAACTGCTGCTAAACACAACAGAGATTCTTTTAAAAACACTAATTATTAGTGAAATTTCACCCTCCTTGTGAGGGTTTTTTATTATGGAGGTAATATGAAATTTATTAATGGTTTAATCGCTTTTGTTTTTATTGGCATCCCGGCGATTCTTTGGTGGGCTGATGTGTGGGTCACGGGAACAACTCCCCAAGCCAAAGTCCAAGAGGTTTCCGAAAATTTGGAAATCAACACTCTTATGCAAGATATGTACGCACATCAAGATTTGGTTGATGCGTTCAATAAAAAAGAGATAAGCCGCAGCGAGTATATTCGTGAGATGGAAAAACTTAAAAAGAAGATTGAACGTGAGGGCAAGAAAACCAAAAAGAAAGTAGAAAATTCTTTAGAATAGTCTTGACAAAATCTTACTATGTGTTATAAATATAGATAACTTGGAGGTTAATATGAATCCGTTTGATGCTTTGGGCACTAAAATAAGAGATAAGGGCATTGTCAACGCCCATGCTCATTTTGATAGGGCTTACACTCTAACAAAAGAAGACATGGAAAATGTCGTATACAAACAACTTGAAGAGAAATGGAGAGTTGTAGACAAATATAAAAGAAATGCAACGACAGCAGACTATTATAAAAATATAACTTCAGCCTTGGCCTCTCAAAGAGGTTTTGGTGTTAACACTTGTCTTTCATTTATTGATATCGACCCAGTGGTCAAAGATAAAGCCATAACGGCGGCAGTTCAAGCCAAAGATTTTGCGAAGATGTACAACATGGAATTTAAGATTGCTTGTCAAACTCTTAAAGGTATTTTAAATCCAAAATGTCGTATGATGATTGAGAAGCATTTAGAAATGAATAATATCGATGTCATAGGCTCACTACCAGCAGCGGATGTTTCGCAAGTAGATCACTTGGATATCATATTTCGCCTAGCAAAGAAGTATAATAAAAGAATTCATGTGCATGTTGATCAATTAAACGATTCACGACAACGAGAGACAGAACTGCTAGCACGCAAAACAATGCTCCATGGATGGGAAGGTAAAGTCACAGCAGTCCACAGCATTAGTCTTGCTGCTCACCCGAAGCATTATAGAGAAAAAGTATACTCCATGGCTAAAGACGCTGGTCTTAGTTTTGTGTGCTGTCCTATCGCTTGGATTGACCATCGACGCAGCGAAACAATGTCTGTGACGCACAATGCGATTACTCCTGTTGATGAAATGATAGAGCATGACTTGGTTGTTGCCTTGGGAACTGACAACATTCATGACATTTATAAGCCTTACAACGATGGCAACATGATGACCGAACTTCGATTTCTTCTGGAGGCCCTGCATATCTATGATGATGACGTTTTAACGCAAATAATAACAGAGAACGGCAGAAAAGTAATATCAGATATCTAGTTACTTTAGGATGCTATGGAAAGAACTGCGATGTATTAAGGAATTGGCAGGCATTGAAAAAGGAACTCTTGCGTGTGTTTTCCGAGATGTGCCGGGAGAAAAATTCATATGGATATATGTAAACCATTCCATATATAATGTACGACAGTTTAAAATTCCAAAAAGTATTTTAAAGGAACACTTTGCATGTTTAAGTTAGGAGATTTAGTTAGATATGTGCCCTACAACTCCGAGACGCCAGGATCATGGATCATGTATGGAGGCATTGGAATCATAGTCGCCATTCTCCCAGATATGCAGAGCAGCGTTCAAGTATATAAAGTAAGATGGCTTGAAAATATGGAGGAGTCGCTACTTCCAGGTGATTTTTTGAAAATATTGGAGATTTAATGAAATTAGACCACATTGCTGTCAATGTTGAAAACATTGAAAGAAGTATAAAATGGTATGTTGAAAATTTACAAGGAAAAATCCTTTACCAAGATGAAACTTGGGCACTTTTAAGAGTACAGGAGACAAAGATTGCTTTGACCATGGCATCACAACACAAGCCGCACATTGGCTTTAGGGTTGAGCACTTGATGGATTTTGATAGAGAGGAGATCAAAAGACATAGAGATGGTTCAAGGTACGTATATAGAGAAGACCCTGACGGTAACGTCATTGAGTGGGTTTGTTATTAGGAGGTAACTATGAATGGAGGCATTTATCGGATATTGGGCATTGGCATGCATCGCATTGATGTTTACGATGCCATTGACCGCTTTGGCGATAACCGCACGTCGCAACAAAGCAGCAGATGAAAGACTACAGATTGCTATTTTGAAAGCAATCGCAGAGCATCAAAAAAAACTAAATAACACTTGACAAAACTGAATCCTCGGGATATAATATTGTATACTTTGGAGGAAGTTATGAGTGATATTAAGTTTGTTGGGCTTCACGCTCATTCCGTTGCAGGTTCCCCATTTGATGGGTTTGGTTTTCCTCAAGACCATATGGACTTTGCTTACGAGAATGGGTGTGGCGCCCTTGCGTTGACAGACCATGGTAACATGAATGGTTTGTCTTATCAAGTCCTCCATGCTAAGAAGATGGCCAAAGAAGGTAAAGACTTCAAGCCCATCTTTGGTGTGGAGGCTTACTTTATTCCGTCTGTCTCGGAATGGAAGGAAAGATACGAGGAGCACAAGGCAGACAAAAAGAAAGCCAAGAAGTTGGATAAGGTCCAATCTGGAACAACGATTGAAAACGAAGGTGAAACAAAGAGTAAAGGACGTTCCGAACTCAATAGAAGCCGCCACCTCGTTCTTCTTGCGATGAACCAAGAAGGTCTTAACAACATCTTCAAGCTTGTCTCCGAGAGTTATACTGGAGACTATTTTTATCGCAAACCGAGGATTGATTATGATTTACTTTCAAAATATTCTAGCGGCGTCATTGGGTTGTCTGCTTGTCTTGGTGGTGTTTATGCTGGTAATTATTGGGAACACCGTGAAGAAGGGGCGGAGGCTGTTCTTGAGGCTATGCGGGAAACAACAAGACGCATGGTTGAGATCTTTGGTGACCGCTGGTATGGAGAACTCCAATGGAACAATGTCCCAGAACAGCACGCACTGAACCAGTTCATTATTAAAGTCTGTGGTGAGATGGGCGTAAAACTAGTCTCCACTGCCGACAGTCATTACCCTGACCCGAATGCTTGGGATGACCGAGAGTTATACAAGCGACTTGGTTGGCTTGGGAAAGGAAAGCCTGAGTGGCTGGACATGACTCTTCCTGTCTCTGTTGAGGAGATTGGGTATGAACTATATCCCAAGAATGGCCAACAAATGTGGGATGCCTATAATTATTACAGCAAGGAATGTGGAGCAGAGTACGATGATCAACTCGTTATGGATTCGATTGAAGAAAGCCATCGTATTGCTTTTGAACGAGTCGATAGATTTTACCCTGATGACACTGTTCGTCTTCCAGATTTTGTTGTACCTAGCGGCTATAATGATAATGACTGGTTGAAGCGGCTTTCCTCCGAGGGACTATTCAATATTCTAAAAAAGAATAATTTGATTGACAATAAGAAAACTGTCGCTGAATACGAAGAGCGACTCAACCATGAACTCAAAGTCATAGCAGACCGAGGCTTTTCGAAGTACTTCCTGACTATGAAAGCAATCACGGATAGAACAAATGACATTCAACTTTCGGGACCTGGCCGAGGGTCTGCTGCTGGTAGCCTTGTTGCTTATGCTCTTGGCATTACTCAAGTGGATCCAATTAAGTATGGACTTCTTTTCTCACGTTTCCTTCGTGCGGACGCTACTGATTATCCTGACATTGATTATGATGTATCGGATCCTATGGTCTTGAAGGAACACCTCATTGCAGAGTGGGGCAACAACACTGTAGTTCCAATCAGCAACTTCAACACTTTACAGTTGCGGTCACTTATCAAGGACATATCAAAACTATACGACGTGCCCTTCACAGAGGTTAACATGGTGACGAACAAAATGCTCAGAGAGGCCACGCCTCGTGCGAAGGCAGACCATGGCATCAAGGCAGGAGTGTACACACCAACGTTCCACGAGGTTATTAAGTACTCCGACTCGCTCCAAAATTTTTTCCATAACTACCCAAAAATCAAGGAACATGTTCTCGGAATCGTTGGGCAGATACGCTCAGTGTCCCGTCACGCAGGCGGCGTGGTGATTGGGGAAGAACTTGATAAGCACATGCCTCTTATTGCATCGAAGGGTGTGCGGCAAACTCCGTGGTCCGAAGGACAAAACGTGCGACACTTGGAGCCACTCGGCTTCATTAAGTTTGATATCTTGGGACTCTCAACACTTCGAATGATTGAAGGTTGTATCGAAAGAGTTCTCCGTCGGCATCATGGCATTGACAATCCAAACTTCGCAGACATAATAAATTATTATAACAAAACTCTCCACCCAGATGTGTTGGATATTGACAACCAGAAAGTGTATGAAGAAGTCTTCCATAAAGGCAAGTTTGCAGGAATCTTCCAGTTCACCGAGACCGGAGCACAGGCACTGGCCACAAAGGCACAGCCCCGAAGCATCATCGACCTTTCGGCGATTACATCAATCTATCGTCCGGGTCCGCTGTCTGCTGGGGTAGATAAAGACTACATCATGGCAAAGAATAATCCACATTCGATTCCATACTTGAACGATACGGTACGAAATATTACCGAAGAAACCTACGGTTTCCTCATCTTCCAAGAACAGATTGCGCTCCTAGCCCACAAGTTAGGCAAAGACCTTACACTTGACGAAGGTAACCTATTACGCAAAGTTCTGACCAAGAAAGGGACAGGAAAAGGTGCCGAGGTTAAGATGAAGATACACGATAAGTTTATCGCTGGTTGCGTTGAGAAAAGGATCCCGGTCAAGCGAGCCGAGAAACTTTGGCAAACATTCGAATACTTCTCTGGCTATGGATTCAACAAGTCTCACGCCGTCAGTTATTCGATGATATCATATCAGTGCGCTTGGCTATATTATCATTACCCAGCGGAATGGATGGCATCTTTCCTTGATAGAGAGCCCGAAACTCGCAAGGAAAAGGCAATCAATATCGCCAAGTCGCATGGCTTTGAGATTGACAACCTCAATGTTAATACTTCGGGTATGCATTGGGAGATACTTGACAACCGTCTCGTCGCTCCGCTCACAACCATCAAAGGTCTTGGGGAGAAAGCCATCGAACAGATTCTTGCCAACCGTCCATTTCAAAAGATTGAGGACTTCCTTTTCAACGAGAACATCGTGTACAGCAAACTTAACAAGAAGGCACTTGATGTTCTTATCCGAGCAGGTGCGATGGAGGATCTCATCGACGATAGGTTCACAGGAGATAAGCACTTCTGGTCGGCGGTGTGTGTTGACCGCCCAAGGAAGCCGAAGAACCTTGTCGACAACATTGAGACTTACAAGCCCGAAGGATCATTCACAGAAGAAGAGACTATATCGTTCATCACAGATTTGACGGGAATGTTCCCATTCTCTCTGGTGGTTACGCCGGACGTTGAGGACAGACTGGCTGACCTTTGTGTGCCGCCAATCTCAGAGTACGACCCAGACTTAATGTTATGCTGGGTTATCCCAAGAGAGATTTTGCTCAAGAAAACTAAGAGAGGCAAGCCATATTATCAGGTTGAAGTCATTGATTCAAACTCAAAGATGACCCGTATCCGCTGTTGGGGCATCGACCCCGAGAGAGATATTCTTCATATCAATCGCCCGTATCTTATGAGACCGACATATAATGAGGACTGGGGATTCTCAACCCGAGGACCCGTTGGAAAAACTTGGAAATTGTTAGGGTAAGTACTTGACAAAGTTAGAGAATCGGTTATATTATTAACATCAACAAGGAGGAAATATGTTGTACAATTTTAAAAACAAAGAACAAGTCGTGGTTATGGCCACAGCAGATGAGGCAAAGACTAAAGAACAGCACATGGCTGACTATATTGCCTCACTAAAGGCCATTGAAGAAGCGATGGAACCATTCAAAGAGCAAAAGCGAGAACTCAAGGGCGAGTACGTTGAGAACGGCTGGCTCACCAAAGAAGACATTAGTCTTACCGTTAAGGCATATCGTCTTCTCAAAGATGATGTGGACATTGGTGCGCTCATCGATATCTATGAGTCCTTGAAAGGAGGAAAGTGAGATGAACAAAGCCGAAATCAATGAACTGCAAAGCATACTCCAGCGGCTTTTTGAGTTTCAAGTCAAGGTGGACACCAACTTGCTGCACAATTATAAATGGAGAGAGGTGCTCCAAGCAGGAGCAGCATCAGAGGTGTTCCCTGGCTTTGAGTCCACACCTGGGGTAAATGGGATTGATTTCACATCATCTAATGTTACAAAGGGTGAACTTAAATCCTGCAAGGGCCGCAAACTTAAAAATGGAAACTGGTCGAAGAACAGTGTGAAATTTGAGTTTGATAAACAGAATGATAATATCCGCCGGGTAGAAACTCTAAGATATAACGGATTGATGTTTTCAATGTTTCATAATGAAAAAATAGTTTTCAACTTTGTTATTAAATCGCCAACAGCCCTTAGGCAGTTCACTGCGCTGGCAACTTACAAGCAGCAAGAGTTTATTAAAGAAATGAACCAATGCAAAGCGGCAAACAAGAAACTACCCAGAGATACGATTGTATTCTATTACAATGATTTGTTGGCCATAACGAACGCAGAATATTACATTAACGGGAAGAGAGCCACAACAGCACAGTTCAAACAACTTTTTGGAGAATAAATGAAAATTAAAACAGTACCATACAAAGGCTCAAAGAAAAGATTACTTGAGTCGATTCTCAAAATCTCAGAAGAGATTGAGTTTGATACATTCTTCGATGGATTCTCCGGAACAGGAGTGGTGTCAGCGTATATGAGAAGCAAAGGCTACACTGTCGCTGCGAATGATAAGATGGCCTCTTGTTGTTTGTTTGGCGAAGTGTTTCTGAATGGATTCGATAAGACAATAGTGCAAGCACATCTAGACAAGATTAACAAAATCACACCAACGGAAGGATGGCTAACGCAGAACTATTCTGGTGAAGCAAGTCGTGTTATTCGTGGGACCAAAGGTAAGATTGAAAGTAGACCTAAGGGATTTACCAAGTCGAATACAATGAAAATAGATGCCGCTAGGGATTATGTTGAGACTCTCCCCGATTCTTTGGAGAAGAACGCACTAATATTTTCTATTATTCTAGCAGCAAACAAAGTTTTCAACAACACTAGTGACCAGAAGTCCTGCTTCAAGAAGTGGATTCCAGCAGCCCTAAAAGATGTAGTGTTTGAAATGCCCACCAATATTGAAGGCCCTATCGGAAAACAATATAACGATAACATTTTAAATCTAAATAGACCTAAAGCAGATGTAGTCTATCTAGACCCGCCGTATACGACAGGGGTTTTATACGACGCTAGTTACCATTTAAACGACAGTATAGCAAAATGGGACAAGCCAGACTTGGACCACAGTTATGCTATTCCTCGTCCAAAGAGTGTAGCATTTCGAAAGAATAAACAAAAAGCAGGAACCTTCTATTATAAGAAGGAAGCCAAGCGAGAGTTCGAACAACTATTAACTTCTTTCGAATGTAAGAGGATCATCTTGTCTTACAGCGATGCTCCCAGAAATGTTTTAAGTTACGAGGAACTCGCCGAAGTGTGTAACAAAGTAGGATCTCTAAAGATCCTTACCAAAGATCATAAGATTTGTATGCAAGCAAAATCTTTAAACAAGATCTCAGAAGAATTGAAAGAATTCTTTTTCATCATTGATATAAAACAGGAGAAGAAATGATACTTGAATATGCAAAAGTTAGATCTGATGCGATTGAGCCCTCACGGGCCAACCCATCTGATGCTGGGCTTGACGTGTTCTACTGCCCGTCAACTCTTGATTGGAGCGGAATAACAATCAACCCAGGTGAAAGTAAGATAGTTCCGACCGGGCTTCGCTTTGGAGTTCCGCACGGATTCATGCTGGAGGTCAAAAACAGAAGTTCAGTCGCTGCCAAGAAAAGTCTGCTTGTCGGCGCTTGTGTTGTTGACCCAGGCTACGATGGAGAGTTGTTTGTAAACCTTCACAATGTAGGCAATGGCGAGCAGTTTGTCGCTGCTGGTGATAAGATAGCACAAATTGTTATGATCCCTGTGGTCCACTTCAGGGCTTGTGAGAGCGAGTCAGGAGATCTCTACAACTGGGAGCAGATTGCAATCTCTGAGAGAGGCGATGGAGCCTTGGGGAGCACCGATGAGCAATGAAGAACAAAAGCCTAATGTCTGGCTTATAGACATTGATGGGACTGTTTGCGAGGATATTCCAAATGAACAGTCCCATCTGTTCCCATCTGCTTATGTCTACGAGGGAGCACTAGAAAAGGTCTTAGAACTCCAGAAAACTGGGGACATTTTCTTTTTCACCGCTCGTCGAAGCGAACACGCAGAGGCAACAGAGGAGTGGCTTACGAGGCACGGCTTTCCGTTTGAGAGGGTAATCTATGATAAGCCGCGAATCAAGAAAGGCCAGACGTACAACTGGGTAGACAATAGGTTTGTCCTAGGGCATTGGGTTCCACGAGGTATAACACAGTTATGAATAGAGCACAAAGAAGAAAACTAGGACTCAAGAAAGATCCCCAAAAGAAAATAGAAAAACAAATGGGGCTTTTTGATAAACTTCCTGACCATTGTCTTGCATGTCAAAAACCTTATGACAAGACAAATAAACAAATGGCAATGAGATGGACCGTTGTCGTCAAGGAGCAAGACGAAGAAACACCGGTTAGGCTTTATTGTGACGTGTGTTGGGACACTGCCCAAAGAGTGCTCAGAGAATATAACGAGAGTGGTAAATAATAAGTCTAGCAAACTAAATATTGGTGTAATCTTCACATGTCCGAACAACAATCTAAAAAAAAGAAAATCGTCTTTGATGATACTGACATTCGTCACGCTCAACTCAAGGTAAGGCTTCAACACGATGGCCTATCCCAGGCTGAGTTTTTTCGCTGTATGATAACTGGATATATCAACAAGGACCAGACTTTGTTACAATATGTCCAAGACTACAAAGCCACCAAGAATATTCAGAGTAAAACAAAACGAAAGAAGATACAGAAAGATATTGAAGTTGGAGATGACCTGATGGCAAAGTTTGGCATCAAAGAGGATGAGATTGAAAATATTTTTGATCTAATAGCAGAAGAGCATCCGGATCTATAAAAAAACATATTTTTTGGTGTTTTTCTTGTTCTGCGTTATAATTACTACGAATAATGTATTAAAGGAGTTTATTCTATTATGGCCAAGAAAACTTTACTTAACGAAGCAACGGTTCGTCGCTTCATGGGACTTGCTGGAATGCAAGCAAACGTAGTCTCCAGTCATCTCAAGGAAAATTATGCTGAGATGGAAGAAGATTACATGGAAGAAGGACAGTATATGGAGGATGATGAAGATCCCTCTGATGATGCTGAAGCACCTGAAGTGGATGATGTCGCTGTAGACGTTGAAGATGAAGAAGACGCTGCTGACGAAATGGACGCGGGAGAAGAACCAGAGGCATCTATTGATGAAGATCAGATTGCCGCCGCTATGGAGGCCCTCGCTGATCTAGAAGCCCTTGTAGAGCCCCTTGCCGCTGCTGCTGGGCTTGACATGGATGACGAAGGCGACATGGCAGATGACGAACCAGAGATGGACATGCCTGATATGGATATGCCTGACATGGCTGCTGATGCTGAGGCTGAAGCCGATGCTGAGATGGCCGCTGATGAGCCCGAAGCAATGGACGACGACGCTGTTGTAATGGAAGTTGCTAAGAGAGTTGCTCGTCGCATCCTCAAGGCACGCAAAGCACAAGCGATGCTTGATGAGGCGCTTGGCAACAAATAATTTGACAATCATCTGATTGCGTGTTATAATGGAAGGCGGGGGTAACCTCGTCTTTTTTATTTGGAGGTTAAAATGTTATTCTGGGTTCAAGTTTCGCTGGCTTTCGTGGCCGGCATTATTTGGAGCAAATTTTGGAGCAATCTAGTGTACAGCGGATTCTCCATTATAATGATGAAGAAGACACAGTTAGAGTGCCTCAAGATAATGGACCATGTCAACACTTCGATGGAGTTGGCAATGGACATGAAATATAAACATCTAGAAAAGGCAGATTTTAGTGAAAGAAACCTTGAAGGTGAAAAAAAGCTTGATCAACATGTTCTTAACGGAATGAGAAATAACATGGTGAGTACCTTGGTAGTATCAATGCCTCGCTCGCATGTTAGTATCGCTAAATATGATGATTGGGATAGTGCAATGAAATTTCTTAAGGAGAACAAATGAGCAAGAAAAAAATAAAAAGAGCAAAGCATCTGGAAGAAGATGAGCCGACAGAAGAGGAAGCAAGCGAAGGACATGAAAGTGACCCAATCGATCCGTTTGGAGCCCTATTTAGTGGCATGGAAAAACCCGACCTAAGAACCATTGGTCTCTTCGGGGAAGTCAATGAAGAAAGATCCGCTGAACTTATTATTGGTTTAATCATGATGTGTGAAGAGGGCGAAGTGGAAGAAAAGAAAGATATTAAGTTTTACCTCTCAACCTATGGTGGCAACGCTGATGATATGTTTGCCCTGTATGATATGGTTAATTATGTTAAGGCCAAGGGGTATGACGTGCAAACAATCGGTCTTGGCAAAGTAATGTCCGCTGGTGTGCTATTGCTCTCCTCTGGCACCCCTGGAAAGCGTAGAATAGGGAAGCATTGTAGAGTCATGATCCATGCATGCAATGCCGGCAATATGGGCAACATTTATAACTTACAGAATGAAATGGAAGCAATCAACGACCTACAGGAAAAATATTCCAATGCAATTGTCGAAAACACTTCCATGACTAAGCGCCAATTAAAGAAGCTTTTAGAGCGAAAAGTAAATATTTACCTTACAGCAGACGAAGCAATTGAATATGGAATTGCTGACGAGATTATATAGGAGAGATATTAGATGGATAAGATATTTTATAATGAAGCCTCTTCGACCAAACTAGGCTGGAAGCCTGAGTGGTTTGGTGCAACTGAGATTGATGAGGTTTTGGTTCGCAATGCAAAGAAGTTTCAAAAAGAGCACGGACTAACCGCAGATGGGCTTATCGGCCCTACGACATTCCGCCGCATCTGGACCCAGCGAGAGTCAGAGATTGAAAAGTATCAGCCATCTACTCTTTCTGCTGCGGATGGAGGGTTCATCCTTTACAACAATGATTACCACGAGATTAAGTGGGACAAGGTTGTGTTGCCCTTCAACCGTGGTGGGAAGAAATTCTCCAAGGGTTATAAGCGAGTCATGACGAAGCGCAAGCCTAACATGTTCGTCACCCATTGGGACGTGTGTTTGAGTGCTGACTCGTGCTTCCGAGTTCTTGAACGAAGAGGGTTGAGTATTCACTTCACCATCGACAATGACGGAACCATCCATCAGTATCTTGATCTCAACCACATTGCCTACCATGCCGGTTCATCCAAATGGAACAAGGCTTCCATCGGAGTTGAGATCTCCAATGCCTATTATCCAAAGTATCAGAAATGGTACGAGTCTAATGTTGGCAAGCCTCGCCCTGTGGTTGAAGGAGCGAAGGTTCACAACAGATCCATGGAGACACACCTTGGCTTCTACCCCGAGCAGTTAGCCGCACTGAAGGCTTTGTATCGTGCAATCCACGAAGCCACAGGAATCCCCTACTCTACACCATCAACCAACACAGTGAGCCGCCCTTGTGTGCTTGGCTCATATAATGGGTTCATACACCATTATAACCTGACCCGCAACAAGATCGATTGCGGCGGACTAGATATTGCAGCCATCATGGAGGAGTTAAAGAATGAGCGATAAGCATATAATTGAAAAGTTAGTTGAAGAGGCGATGGACGACGTATTGTCCGAAGCCGCAGCCCCTCCAACAAAAAAAGAAATATCAAAACTGCTGTCCCTGTTCCAGATCAACGAAGAAGCATGGGGCCAGAAAGGAAGTTACGACAGAAGCATTATGTCCAAGTATGTATCAAAACTTTCGGCAAACATGAAAAAGTTCAATGAATATTCAGAAGGCGATGAGGCAATGTATTTTGCTGATCGCATTCGAATGTTAACGAGCGAACCAAAAGGAAAATGTGAGACCATTGAAGAGCACATTTCCAGACTTTCTTTGCTGAACTCATTGCAGATCGTTTTGAATGACTTCGGTCCTTCCGGTGCTGGATTCATCGCAGAGTCATTCTTTGCGGCTCTCTTCGATGGAGTTAAGGTCAATGTTGGTGGTGGAGGTATTGAAGATTTGTATTATGCCTCCGATTCCGACAAGATCGGATTCAGCATGAAGACTTTCAAAGAAGGTTCAACAGAGTTTGGTGGCTCCCGAGCATCGTTTGGTGCAAGTTTCGGGATGCCTGTTTTAAGGCAGGTGTTGAGGTTAACTGATCAAGGTCAGATCGCCAGAGAAAAGGGAGGCACGCCCAAGTTACATAGAAAAGGATACGGTTCAATACCAGAAGAGTTCTTTACACAAGATATGGATGGCGCCAAGCCGGTTATTTATAAGGTTGAGGCAGATAAGATCGTTAAGGTTGATTATGCTTATGTTAATAGTCTCGTGAAAGCGACGACTAGCCAAGCAAAAGCGAGAGCAGCCTTTGCTGAACTGAGCAATCTTTATTACAAGTACGAACCAAAGGCCAAAGCCACCGTACAGGAAAAACTACCGTCGACAATGTTTTATATTATCAACGAGAAGATAAAAAAAGCAGGAGAAATCCAAAGTATGAACTTCTCTATCACAAAGGTATTGTCGCCCACAGATGACGATGTTAAGAAAGCCTTCGGGGTAAATGTTAAGAATCTTCAAGATCCTAACAATCCTAAGCAGGAGAAGAAAGGAAATAGAGACTATGTTGTTATCTCTGGTGGCGGAAAAGGTGGCGACACACAGTTCAAAGTGCAGATGGATAAGTTCTATGCTGATATTGGCGGCTCCGTACAGAAGGATAAGATAAAAGTAGACTTCAAACTGGAAGACTATGCTAATGATAATCTCGGAGATATGAAGGATAAGTTCGTTCAACTTGAAAACTGGTACGTTGCCTTTATTGATAATCTTACAAACTATCTCACAGATTTAAAAAACAGACCAGAGGTTGTTAGCCAAGTCACCAAGTTTGATTCAGTCGCTCCGCAGATCACAGCAAAACAATGTGCCGGTGCAGCGGCAGCAACAACAGCCCCAGCCCCAGTAGCAGAAACAATTTCAGAAAATAAGCAAAAAGCACTTGACAAATTGATAGAAGAGGTTATATTAGAGAGTATACTGGAGGTTAAATGAAAAAGTATAACAACGGGCAAGATCTTAACTCTAAAATCTTAAAAGGAGCAAACATTCTTGCCGACAACGTAGGGTCAACTCTCGGCCCACGAGGGAGAAATGTAATTCTCTTCCACAAAGATCAAGGAACTCCCGTCATTACAAAGGACGGGGCAACTGTTGCGGACTTCGTTGAACTTGACGACCCATTCGAAAACGTCGGAGCACAGATTATCAAACAGGCTGCTGCACAAACCAACAACACTGCTGGCGATGGGACAACAACCTCAACGGTTCTCGCAAGAGGAATACTAACCAGAGCGCAGAAGTATCTCATGGCAGGGGCTAGCCCCATTGAGTTGAAGAGAGGCATCGACAAGGCAGTGGTGGCCATTGTTGACGAACTAAGCAACAAGGCAATACCAATCCGTAGCGAACAAGACATCAAGCACATCGCCACAATCTCTGCGAACAATGATGCAGCGATTGGGACACTCATTGCCAATGCTGTGGACTCTGCGGGTAAAGATGGAAGCGTTATTGTTGAAGAGGCGAGGTCTCTTCAGACATCATTGGATCTAATCGAAGGATTCAGGTTTGACTCAGGATTTGTTTCCAACTCATTTATCACAAATGAAAGATCAGGCACTGTTGAGTATGAAAACCCTTTGATTTTGGTGACCGATGAAAAGATTGAGCATGTTGAACAAATCATGCCGACACTTGAACTTACAGCCAGAGATAATCGTCCTTTGATTATTGTCGCCAATGACTTTGAAGGTCAGGCTCTGGCTGCACTTATTATGAACACAGTCCGAGGAACACTGAAGGTGACTGCTGTGAAATGTCCACGTTATGGTGAAGAAAGGCGCAAGATAATGGATGATCTATGTCTTTCTATTGGAGGCACATACATGACAAGGGCAAATAGTTTAACTCTCAAAGATGTAAAACTACAGCATTTTGGACAGTGTAAAAAAGTTTCTATTTCCAAGACATGGACAACAATTATAGGAGGTAAAGGGAATGAAGAATCAATTGACGAGAGAATTAACAGTTTAAAAGTAGAGATACAGAACACCGACTCGCTACCTGAGTGCGAAAGAATTCAAGAACGCATTACAAGGCTAGCCAGCGGCGTTGCTGTCATTCGTGTCGGAGCAGCCACTGAAGTTGAGATGATAGAAAAGAGGCATCGAATTGATGATGCCTTGGAAGCCGTAAGGTCCGCACAGGAAGAAGGCATCATCACAGGCGGAGGTACTGCTCTGATGCGAGCCTCTCAAAGCTTATCTGTTGAAACAGATAACGATGAACAAGCCATGGGAGTTAGCATAGTCTTAGAGGCTGTTGAAGAGCCGCTGAGGCAGATGGCACTCAATGCTGGTGAGTCACCAGATATTATTGTTAACAAGGTGACCTCAACAAGACCACCATTCGGTTACAACTTCGTGACAAATGAGATTGAGAATTTATATGAAAATGGAATTATAGACCCAGTCAAGGTTTCTAGGTGTGCTTTGGAGAACGCAGCATCAGTTGCTTCAACCCTCATCACAACTAACTACGCAATTGTTCATCCTGGCGACTAGTTATAAGTGCTATGCCACCTGAACAACAAAATCAAATCGCCGAACTTCAAGTTCTCATTTTGGAACTCAAAAATCAAATTGAGAGAATGGACGAGAGGCAGGAAGAAATGCTTGATGATATCAAAATGATCAAGAAGGCTGTGTATGATCCCAACGAGGGATTGTACGCTCGCCTTCGTGACTTGGAACAATGGAAAGAAACGACTTCCAAAGTTATGTGGATGGTAATAACCACAGTAGTTGGGCTAACAACGGCCACAATATATAACTTGCTTATTTCTCAATAAGCACTTGACAAAACTATATAAATCGTTTATACTATAATATACCCGGAGGTAAAATGAACGTAAGAATTAGTTATGGGACCGAACTGGAAGGCATCCCTGACAAAATAGCAGACATGCTAAATAAACCAGATAGAATTTTAAGCAGAAGCAGAGACAAACTTGATCTAGCAATAGAAGTCATGCTGGATAGTGATGGCAAATATGCCGGCACTGCGGTGCAAATGTTGGATGACCTTAGACAGTCTTTGGCTGCTGCTGACCAAGTTTTAATGGAAGCGCAAACAATCTTGGAAGGTTATGCTAGTGCAACAACGGCTCAACCCGATCCAGAGCCTATTCTTGAACCGGAGCCTGTTCCTGAGCCGCAAGAGAGCATAAGATACAAAGATGTGCCCAAAGGTAAAGACGCCGTCAGGTACGGACCTAGGCCAGATGAGATGGAGAAAAGCAATGTTTCATCAAGGTGATTTAGTACATGTACCAGAAAATGTAACCCTTTACTCATATGTTGCCGACCGGCAAATTGTGTGGCCAACCGATACTTCAAAAAAGCCTCATCTCGCAATATTCTTAGAGTATTGTGATATGAAATATGCTTCTGTTGTGACCGAGAGTGGAGACCGCTGGATTGTTGAAAAGAGTGACATCTTCTTCAAGGAGTCGCAAAATGCTCATTAGATTTATTTCATTAGATAAGGCGATCAATGGCGACTACCAGTTAAGAGAGATTATGATTAACCCCAAGCATATAGTAATGGTTCAAGAAGAGCCGTCATTCAAGCGTCTAATGGAGGAAGGGAAGTTGCCAAACGGCCTACTGCCAGAAGTGCGCTTTAGCAGTGTGACTGTTTTAGATTCCCCTTACCATAAAAAGATTGTAGTCGTAGGTTCAGCATTAGAAGTTGAATCTAAAATTTATAACAAATCAAAACAACTGTTGAGGGGATAATGGAATATTATATTATTTATGGATGGTCTGACTGCCCCTTTTGCGAAAGTGCCGTGGAACTATTGCAGAACACAAATGAAAGACACATGGTAGTAAATTTAGACCATGATGACATATTGCTTGAATATTTTAAAAAAACTTATGATTGGCCAACTGTGCCTATTATCATAAAAAAACAATCGGATGAGTCCACTACTACCCTCATAGGGGGGTATACCGACCTTTGCAAATACTTGGAGAAATAATGAAAGTTGACAAACCTTGGGGCCATGAAATAAGGTGGGCCATAACTGATAAATATCTGGGCAAGATTTTAAGAATCGAACCAGGACAGAAACTATCAAAACAATATCATGAGGTCAAAGATGAAAGCATTTATGTCTTAGAAGGAGTGTTGGTGCTGGAAGTGGGAGATGAAAAAAGAATAATGCTCCCCGGCTCTGCGTACCATATCACGCCGGGCACAGTCCATAGATTTGCGGCACCATCAGATGGCTGCACATTGGTGGAAGTCTCCACTCCGGAGATAGATGATGTAGTCAGATTGGAAGATGAATATGGTCGTGCATAAATAAAAAATACACAAAAGCCCCCGAGCCCTGCGGATTTTTCCGTGGGGCTTTGTTTTTTTCGCCTACTTATTTATAGGGGGAAAATATGGATGACTTATTTATTAGGATTATTGGCGTTACTTTCGTGTGACGTTGGGCTGCAAGCAGATTCTGACGGGGTTTCTGTAGAGGTACAGCAGGTTGCCAACTATGGCAACAGGGGACTAAAGAGATCATTTGACTCTGCGGTTCAACTTACAACTTATCAAGACGGAGAAGCCATCGGAACAGCATCCGGTGGCTATTTTATTTATAATGGACACAAATTTATATTAACTGCGGCTCATGTTGTTGACGGTGGTGATGAATTTGTAGCCCACGAAAGGTATGGTATAGAAACTGTGAAGTGTAGGGTACTGTATGTTAATAGAGTATACGATATAGCAGTTATTGTTCCCGAAGGGGATTTTAAGACAATGAAGCCAATAAAGTTTACATACGACTATAGCATGAAGAGAGGAGAGCCGCTTTATTATACTGGATATCCTTCTGAAATGCAAGAGATAACGATGCAAGGTTCTTTTGCTGGTGATCTTGATGACTATTATCTGATTCAATCATCGGCTTGGATGGGCTCCTCTGGCTCACCAGTGTTTGATGGGCAAGGCAGAGTCATTGGAGTTATTAGTGGGATTGTTATAGGCTGGACACCTTATGGAACACCACAGTTAGTTAACAATATGGTAGTAGTAAGTCCAATGTGGGCGATAAGCAACAGTTATCTTAAACAAATACTTAAAGATGGAGCAGATTAAAGTAGGTACTTTAATTGAGGACATGGGTAAGATTGGCATGATTCGAAGAATCATAGATGCTGGTGCATTGGAACATCTGCACCCTGTCGTCAAGTGGCGAATGAATTACGAAATATATTACTATGATGGTGTGGTGGGGTACCTAGGCTTGGACTCCCTCCAGCGTTTGGTCGATGGAGGTTCAATTAAAGTCATCTTTGTGCCAGAAGACTCTTGACAACTAGTTAGTAGTGTGCTATATTAGCATTATGAAAAGGAGTTGCAATGCTTATTGAGAACAAAACATCTCATCTAACAAAGTCAAAATTCGCAGAAAATTGGATGATATTATACATGACCGTTAATCTGGTCAAGTTATTAGAAAACAATGTAGGCTATGAAGATGATGAGATGACAAAGGAAATATTAAATATTACTTTGAATGAACTTTTCAAAAGTGTTTTAAAGCTAGACAATGGAATATGGAATTGAAGTTGACGAATTGGTAACAATCGAAATGATCCAGAAGGGTCATTGGCTTCCAGGTACATTGTTAGATTTAACCGGTCAAATGTTTATGGTGATAGGCTATAACTATTGGGGCTGGATTGAAGACTGCGATGATGAAAATGTGTATTACGATGTGGTATTGTACCACATTGAAACTGGCTGGTACATAGATTTTCCATTGGCTACTGTGCTGTCATATTCAAAAGTTTTAGGAGAAGATGATGAAAAAGGGTGATAGAGTTAAGTTGACGAAGTTGATCTCTGAAGATGCAAAAGACTGGCTAATGTCTGAGGGTGAGTTCGACGTGCTTAAACAGCACCTCGGCAAAATCGGCAAGATAGCACACGTCCAGAAACATTATGAGGGCAAGACCGGAGTTAACTATTTTATTGATGTTGAGTATTCTTCGGGTTATAAATTGTGGAGGGTCAACAAACTTGCTTTTGAACTGGTTGAGTTTGATTTTGACTATGTTTGATGAAGCAAGGCGATTTGGTTGTGCATAAAAAATATGGGGTCGGTGTTGTGTTAGAAGTAAAAGAAATATACTCATCATGGGGTCATCCCAATGTTTGGTATCAAGTTTTATTTGCGAGCGATCTAAACAGATCAAATCCTTGCTGGATGGCGGCACAAAACTTGGAGGTGATAAATGAGAGTGGGTGATCTGGTAAGATTAAACCGAGAGTTCTTCGGAGGAGACCCTCCAGCAGACATTGGTTTAATTGTGAGACAACTCGTCCCCAGACGAGGTAATATGTTCTTAATATTATGGAACGACGGAGAGGTCGAACCATTCCATGAAGACGATTTGGAGGTGGTCTGTGTTTAAGGAAGGAGATTTAGTTAGGATTGATTGGGACGAGGGAAATAAAAAACTCGGCCTTGGAATTGTATTGAAAAGATACAAGCATCATGATACCCCCCTGCTGGTGTGGTGGACCCGAGCGTGCACTCGTGGCTGGGAAGATGCTGAGATGCTTATTAAAGTGGAAGACGGACAATAAATGTCCTGGACTTATGGCTCAAAAGAGTTATGTTGTTATTATACCGAGGAGGAAACAATGAATCAATTTGAGATTGGAGATCTGGTACAAACCGAAAGCGGCAGTCATATTGGCGTAGTTTTTGAAAAAGACTCAGAGAGTCCTTCTTATATTCATTATAGCCTGATAACCCCTTGGTACAGAGTCCTCTGGAATGACGGTGATATAACCGATGAGGATGGACAAGACATGATACTTTATAAAGGAGGAGATGATCATGGGAATGAAAGCAGATGCGAGGAAGCACAAGAAAGCAGACAAGAAAGTAGCGAGGGAAGCAATGATGCGACTACTTGCGGACAATGTTGAGAGTCGCTTTAATGTAAGGTTCGACTCAGACTTCGGCGGACCTACGATGAACATCATGGTCGAACGAGAAGAGGGGATTGATTGCAATGGCGATACTCCTTACAAAAAATGGCAAGACAGACCCTCTCCCTTCATGGGGTGGAGGGTGGTGTACTCTCATTACCCGCACGGATATCTTGCGGTGTTCTATGATACCGATGGCAACTACAAAGTGACAGCGGAAGCGGAGGCATAATGAAGATCGGTGATCTGGTGAGACTTACCTACACTGGGCTGCTCGGTATAATTGTATCAGCCGAAGACGAACATGGCTGGTATAAAGTGCTGGACTTTAACGGCACTGAATGGGAGTGTAATGGAATGACTTTGGTGGTTATCAATGAAGGTGGGTGATCTTGTAACATGGTGCAACGCTCATTATAGATCGCACACCTACGCACAGCCAACAAGGATAGGTATTGTGATTGAGGTAGATATACCCTCATGGGATGCTGCCCGAGTGGTGGTTAGGGTCCGGTGGTCGGACGGACATTGTTTTGATTATTTAGCGAGTGATTTAGAAATAATAAATGAAGGTGGGTGATTTGGTTAAAGTGATTGGTGCTGTTCTTATTTCCGATGGCTACATTGGAATAGTGGTGAAGGCATATCCCAAATCTGATTTATATGTTGGAGTGTTCTTTCCCGACACAGGCAAAATCCAGTATTTCCACAGAGACACATTGGAGGTGATAAATGAAGGTGGGTGACTTGGTTAGATACAGGAACTACCCTGTTCCTACCATAGGGGTGGTTGTTGATGCCGCCCGGACAGGATCTTATGTCGGGGTTATGTGGTCGAAGCACCCTTGGAAAAATGCCCAAGGCAAGACTTACCATCATCGCTTTGATTTGGAATTGATAGAAACGGACAATAAATGTCCTGGCAAAGAACACGAGATAGAATATATTACTAGTACAACAACGGAGGAATAATGGCTTATTTAAGAAAACAAGACACAGTATACTTTTTGAACGATGGTCGACCGGTCTTCTCTTTGGTAGAGAAGGTAGCCTTTCGAAGGTATCTCTCAAAGAAGATAGACCCAAAGACAGGCAAGGGCAAGATGAGGTCCATGCCGTATGCTATTTGTAAAGTCTATTCATCAGAGGACACTACCATCCCCACAGGAGCAGAGTTTCTGATACCTGGCTATAAACTGCGGAACATTACAATGAAAGGAGACAAGATCCTTGTCTTGGACAAGACATATGTAGCCGAGTTCAAAGAACAATATGGCAATGAATGGGTTAGCAAGTTGATCAACGAGGAGCGAAAATGAGAAGAATGAAATGGGGGAAGGGCACTGTATCATGTGGTCTTTGTCATGCCTTGGGGCACAATATAAGGAGTTGTCCTCACTTGGAAGAAGTGTTGATGGAAGCAGAACTAATCTCCGAAACTACTGATGGGGATATAGGTCGCCCACATAAATACAAGCCGTACCAACACATCAGAGCCCTATGGGAAAAGAAAAAGAGAGAAAAAAGAAAACCAAGACCAGAGTCAGCAAAGCCCCGCAGGTGTAGTTTTTGTAAGATGGAAGGGCACACCAAGCGGAACTGCACGTTCAAGTCGGAGGTCAAAGATATTTTCTATGAGGCCAATGCTGTATGGAGAGCGGCGTTCCTCAAGAGAGCCAAGGAAGTTGGCTTGGGCCCAGGTGCTCTCATAAAAATAAAAAGATTCCAAGCCTACTCTGGTGCTACCGGTGGGTGGGGGGTCTACAAAAATGTCATTAGTCTTGTGACAAGCGCAGCATGGGATGAACTAACATTCATGAATAGTTATGGCGACCACTGGCAATATCAATCACTGTGGTTGATTGAACATCATTTGGCAATCCCCGACAACAATGTCAAAGTCAAAATAGGCCAGCCGGAACTTAAACAATTCTTCGGCGCACTTTTTTATGCTGACCCGTTACATAATAAAGGCATTAAAACCATAGAGATTATTAACAAGGCTCCGATGCCTTTAGATGATGCGTGGGTATACAATAAAGAAGTGAAAGAACTTGACTGGCTAATAGCACAGCACTCGTTGGGAGAACTTGAGCGTGATTATGCCATCATACCTTTGGCCGAGAGCATAATCAAAAATGGAATACGTCCATGACTTACGGCTTCAACATGGGCGACTTGGTCTGGTGCGGACTCTCCCGTCCCAAAATGGGAGTCATTGTCGGCTTTGATTCGTCAGCGTTTGGCTATCTTCAAGCCGTTCTTGTCGTGTGGATTATTGAACTTGGTGACTCCTATCGCTTCCTTGCTGAAGACTGTCGGGTTGTTGACCCGGACACAAATTGTCCTGGCGGACTTCCAAAGATGTGATACATTACTACCATACCAAGGAGGTGCTGAATGAAAGTAGGTGATTTGGTTAGAGACACAAAGGCTGAATGGCGGGGCTTTGGAATTGTTGTGAAGACAGGCAAGTTCGGCATCAATGATACACTTTTAATCTCCGTCATCTGGCCTTGCGATGGAGGAGTCAGAACTTGTGGACCACCGGGTAGATACGAGGCGGTAAAATGCGGATAGGTGACTTGGTGAGATGCTGGCGATGGGGAATTCCTGAAATGAGCGAAATGTCTTTAGGAGTTATTGTTGGCTTTAATGAAAAGGGCGAAGGTGGAAAAGACTTCGTTCATGTTTTTGTCGGTGATGAAGTTATTATTTTTATGCACTTTGATGTGGAGGTGATAAATGAAAGTGGGTGATTTGGTAAGGTTTAATGAACTTGGTGTTGAGTGGTACATGAATCTTTGTGATTTTGAAGATGACGATGAGGGCTTTGATCAATTCCTTCGTTTCTCCGTGGTTGGTATTGTGTTGGGTGAAGTGGAGATCAAGGAATTTCTCCTGCCCTCATCAACCGAGCGGCGCATATTGTGGTCTTATCCGCGCCTGTATGAAGAGGTCGATGAGCGTTACATTGAGGTGATAAATGAAAGTGGGTGACTTAGTGAGATGGAAGAACCGAGGCACACAATTTGATTACATGATAGGAGTGCTGCTGGATATCTACACAGACGGAGCAGGACGAGAAAGGTGCAATATTCTCTGGACCTGCGAGAGAGAAAGAGAAGACTGGATACCGCTTGATATACTGGAGGCATACAATGAAGTTTAAGGTAGGCGATTTGATATTTGACAAGGACTTCCCTGAAGACGGCATGGCTCTGGTGATAGAGGTGAGAGAGCCAAAGAACCGACGAGGGAGATGGTGGAAGATGGAAAACGGCTATCGGTGCTTGGAAACCCTCACAGGCAAAACCAACTGGTACACGGTTGGATATGTGGAGGAAGAATGTGAAATGGTCAAAGCGGACACAAACTGCCCTGGACTAAAAGAAAAATAAAGATATATTACTACCATACCGAGGAGGTGTGTTATGGAACTTGGATATGCTTGTATCAATATGACCTTGTCCAAAGGTAAGCCAAGAGTTACCACGAACAGGACAATGATTAGACGGACCTTCGATGCTAAGGGTCTACCCTATGCTTCGGAGTTGTTCCTACAGAACTCTCTTGATTTATTGCGAATACTCAAGTGGAATCAGCAGCGGAACATCAAGTTCTTCCGGCTGTCCTCACAGATTGTATCGTGGGCATCAGAGTATGAACTCACGGACTTGCCCGACTACGACAAGATTGAGGAGGTGCTGTTCAAGTGTGGGCTGTTTATCGAAGAACATGGTATGCGGGTGACCACTCATCCCGACCATTTTGTCAAACTTGCTTCGCCCAAGAAAGATGTGGTCGACAATGCTATTCGTGACTTGGAGATTCACGGCGAGGTCTTTGACTTGTTGTGCCTGCCTCGTTCACCATTCGCCAAGATCAATATACATGTGGGTGCTGCCTATGGTGACAAGCCTATGGCTCTTGATAACTTCTGCCGTAACTTCCACCGACTATCAGACTCCGTCAAGTCTCGCTTGACTGTGGAGAACGATGACCGAGCGTCGCTGTATTCAGCCAAAGAGTTGTATGACTTGGTATACAAGCGCATCGGCACACCGATTGTCTTTGACTATCACCACCACAAGTTCAACACTGGCGGGCTATCAGAGCAAGAGGCTTTGGAGGTATCCGCTTCCACTTGGGGTGATATTACTCCCGTCACTCACTACTCACAGTCTCGGTCTGTGGAACACAACGATCCCAAGATCAAAGCCAATGCCCACAGCGATTCCTACTGGACACCAGTGCAGACCTACGGTCTTGATGTTGATGTGATGTTGGAGTGCAAACACAAAGAACTCGGTCTATTCAAGATGCGAGAACTACTCGGACAATAAATGTCCTGGACTTTTCTTGGAAACTGGATACATTATTTATACCAACAACGGAGGTGGTGAATGAAGTTTAAGATAGGTGACTTGCTATACGACAGGGATTACCCTGAAGATGGCTTTGCTTTGGTTGTTGAGGTGAAAGAGCCAAAGAACCGAAGAGGGAGATGGTGGAAGAACTCTAATGGCTATCGCTGCTATGAAATACTGACAGGAAAATACGCTTGGTACACCACCGGCTACATAGAGGAAGAGTGCGAAATGGTCAAAGCGGACAATAAATGTCCTGGACTAAATGATTGAAAAGGTTAGATTAGATATACCAACAACGGAGATAACATGACTGATAACAAAAACGAGGTGACTATCACCATCAATGTGAGCGATTCGCTCCTTAATACTTTTGCTAATCTTTTGATTTTAGCCAACGTACCTGCTCCCCAAGTACTGGGGCTACCCCCTGGTATGGCCGTTGCGAAACCGCCACAAAACAAAGCCCCTATCGGCTTTAAAGCACAGGTGAAGAAATGAGTTATAAAAACAAAGAAGAATCAAAATGGAAAATTGGTGACTTGGTAACTCTTTCATCGGCAGGACTACGAACAGACCAGAACAGAGGTTTGACCAAGAGGAATGAAGATGGAAGGTTAGTTCCATATGGATTTGGGATGGTCACCAATGTCCTCAATTGTAGGCTTGAAAGATGGCCTGTTCGCTGCCGATGGATCGCAGGACCACAAGAGTTTGCAAGTTTTGCTGATTATGAATTGAAGAGGTACAAAGTATGAAGAAATCAAAATGGAAGGTAGGCGATTTAGTGACCCTATCCGCAGCAGGTAGGAAAAGCCAACAGAATTATCAGGTGCTGGGAGGCTTCGGCTTGGTGGTACACGTATCAGACCATTGGAGCGACAACTACCCTATTCGTTGTCACTGGATTGGAGGCGAAGTGGAGTTTCAAACATTCAAGGACTACGAACTGAAAAGATATAAGTAGGACACAATCTGTCCTGGACTATTTATCTGGGGCGGATATATTACTACCATCAACAGCGGAGATAATATGAAGATTGGTGACTTGGTTAGAGACTTAAAGGACGGCAGGATTGCCGTGGTGATTGGAACTCATTCTACGGGATACCAACGGGTTCGATTCGTTGATAGTGCCGACAGAGTATGGAGAGTCCATCTGAATGACTTGGAGGCAGTATGAAGTTTAAGGTAGGCGATTTGATTATAAGGAAGAGTGGTGGACTGCTGGCTATAGTGGTAAACACCGATAGGCAGGACAGAGGCATTATAAAGGTTCAGTTTTATGGAGGCTGGGACCCTGAGTGGTGCGACCAACCGGTGGACGCTTGGAGGCATCAATGAAAATATTAATTGATAGGCGAATGTTGTTGACTTTCGCCGCAGCAGATGCGGTCTTCTGGTTCTCATTGGGAGCATTTATATTTTCAGGAGGTTGCGATGGAATATAAGGTAGGCGATTTGGTTAAAGACTTGAGTGATGGTGAGATGATGATAATAGCGAAGATAAGACAGCCATCAGAAGATGACCCAAGAAGGATATGCTGCTGGTCACCGAAACACAGCGACTTCTACTGGTATGACCACGAGGATATGGATTATTGGTTGAGGGTGATAGAATGTCCTGGATAAGAAGAAACAGACAGAATAATAATTGGTATTATATAAAACAAAGAGAGGAACAGATGAAATACAGACAAGTAACATGCAAAGATGGATTTACAATGTCGGTCCAAGCAGGCGAGAATCTACATTCAAGCCCCAAGCAAAACTCTGCGGAGCGGTACGAAGAAGTGGAAATAGGCTACCCCTCCGCAAAAGAGAGTTTAATACTGGAATATGCCGAAAGACCTGAAACTCCAACGGATACGGTTTATGCCTATGTGCCGGTACATATTGTTACCCTTGTAATTGCCAAGCACGGAGGCATCGTAAGTGGGGAGGTTCCACCGGGAGTTATAGCACTCCCAGCATAAACGGACAGAAAATGTCCTGGTGCCCTACTGGAGGAGGGGGTATATTACTAACATCAACAACGGAGGAATGATGAACGATAAAGTAGAAGCAATGCAAGAAGCAATAGAATTTATCCAGAGAACTTGGCTCGGAAGTTTTCAAGGAAGTTGGGAAGGCCCAGTCAATGACTTTGTCGGCGCAACCATAGGCGAAGAGATAACCATCGAAGATGTGCAAGCCATCGTGGAAGCATACAAGTCGGGAGAATGGACACCAGTTCAAAATATTGATGGAGATATTGAGAACGGAAGGCTGACAAAAGTTAGAGTTTGGAAATGAGACGAGTGAAAAAAACATATCTAATTAACCTCGTGTGTATTGCGGGTGTATATTATGCCTTGTTTATGGCAAGCACTATTAAAAACTGGAGGAAACGTGTACGGAACAAAGATACAAAGAGCCCAATTGACCGCTTCAAATATAGCCACCCTGATAGCCCTGCAAGTTGTGTTGGATGCTATCGACAGGGAACCGGACGAAGAGACGAGAGCCTATCTCAATGAGAGAATGAAAGAACTATTCAAAGACCCCATGTGCGCTGAAGCCTGACCGGACACAAACTGTCCTGGACTATTTATCTAAAGCGGATATACTGTTAGTATGAAAAGGAGAGAACATGGAGTGGATAGGCGAGTTCATAGAGTGGGCCGGATTTTACGGCATCGTTACAGAGGTTGTTGAAACTAACCATCACACTGGCTCTGTCATTTTGAGAGTTCATTGGACAGATGGTGGAACAAGCACCATGTACGCAGACGAACTAACGAGGTTTAAGGAATGAAAGTAGGTGACTCGGTGAGATATAAACATGATGGCACAATGGGTGTTATCTTCTACATCAACCCGGAAGGAGGCACTATTAAA